ATGGGTTTCAGAAGCGTTCGCGTATCTGACCTTACGGGTATCGAGCTCGATGATGACCAGGTGGTCAACGTCGTCGTTCGACATCCCGAGCACGAAGAGGCTCGTCAATTCGACGCCTCGCAGGAAGAGCTGAAGGCGCTCAAGACAGTGGGAAACCTCGTGAGTCTCGAACTTCGGTTTGCAAATGGGACTTCGCAGGACGTATTCGCCACTGCTGTCGAATTCGCAAAACTGGTCCCTGCGGAGAAGTTGACGACATTTGACCAGCTTCGTGGTCGGCGTAAGGGGTATCGCCCGAACGTGGACTGACTCCCTGTTTCATCTACACAACTAAATACGCTCCTCGTTTCACCTTGAGATTCGTCTCGGTGAAGCGAGGAGCTTTCAATTTCTGACATCCCTGCCATAATGGAAAGATAACAATAAAACCCCGAAGTAGTAGTTCGGGGCCGTGTCTTCATTATAGAGCGTGGCCTCCATTTCGGGAAGGAGGTTTCTATGCCAGTTGCAACTAAATGTAGGGTTTGTGGTCACGAGAAGATGCTTCCGCCGAGTCATGCGGCCAGCCGACAGACGTGCTCTCGGAAGTGTAAGGGGCTGCTTCAGACTGCCACAATCCTCGCTGGTCGACCGAAAGTGAAGCAGCCCGATGACCATAGGATTATCGTTCTAGCTGGTGGGCAACATGCCATGGTATCTATCGAAGACTTCGAGGCGGCTTCGAGGATTGCATGGAGTTCGACTCCAGATGGGTATGTGAGGAATAGAGATAGCATGTTTCTTCATCAGCTAGTGCTACAAAGGATGGTAGGGGACTATCATCCGCTTCTTCCGGACCATGAAAACCGAAACCCTCTTGATAATCGACGCGAGAACCTTAGGGCGGTAACAAAAGCAAATAATGCAACCAACAAATCTATTTATAGAAATTCAAAGTCTGGACTCAAAGGGGTGCGGGAGCTCCCGAATGGTAAATGGCAGGCTTATATAACCTGCTCTGGCACCCTTATTCGTTGTGGAAACTACGGATCAGCGCATGAGGCGGCCTATGTACGCGATCAATTTGCGATGCAGCTGCACCGTGAATTTGCTGTACTAAATTACGTTTACGAATGAGAAAAGCCCGTCGATATCGACGGGCTGATCCCACGATCTTAAGCGGCGACGATGCGCACCTCTTTGACGAGTTGCCACCGTGAAGCCAGCTCCAGAACGCTGTGCGAAGCATCCCAGTAGTTGTCGAAAACCAAGTTGTTTCCGCTCCATGAGTCTTCGTCGTTCAGTGTGGTGACTTCCGCTCGGTATTTCGCAGTGCTGAGCATCAGATCTACAAGCTCCTGTGGCACTGAGGTGGTCTCTCCGTCTTCATCGGACAAACCGGTGATGAACGCATTGCCTGCGACGAAGTCCTGGAAACGCCAACGACTATCGCTAGACCACAACTCCATCGTGGCACGCTGGTTCTTCGGGAGGTGCTCAATCTTGCCGCTCTCGTTGAACCACAGAGTTGCCTTCGGCTGTTCAAGATCGACGGCCTGGACGAGACCTCCTACGAGTCCCTGCATGGCTGATAAATCGCCTTCGAAAAACTCCAACGTATCCACCTCTACTGAGATGTCCGCTGGGATTACAAGTGCCTGGATCTTCTTCATGAACTGCTCCGATCGTGGGGTGCTTCCGCAGTCGGCTGACTACGGAGGTGGCCCCGCGATCGGGCGCTACTTCTTGACCTTGGGCTTCTTGTAGGTCGAGCTGAATGCGCAGTGCTTGTCGAGACACTTGTTGCTGCCTGGGCTTGTTATGTGCCCGTTCCTGCAGGTCGAGACGCCAGTTGGTTGTTTGATCGCCACAGCCTTCTCGACGGCCTCACCGACGCTTAGAACGGTCGGTGTGCGTAAGTCTGCGATCTCGGCAGTGAGGTCTCGGATCTGAACTGCGAGGTTAACCAGGTCATCGAACGGGATGCAGGCGAGTACGTCATCATCTGCGTTGAACACGAGTGTAGGGATTCGACCAGGACTCGTGCCGGCCTTTGTCTGTCGCATCCACTCTTTAATCGCGATGGACTTGTGATTTTTTGCTTCGATTGAGAATGGGGTGTCTTGGAAGTAGTCGGTCAAATCCATCTTCTGATGCGAACCTGCACCACTTCGCTTGTCCCGCTGGACTCTTGCTCCTAGCTTCTTGCGGAGGGTCTTGGCGATGTGCTCTTCGAGGGACTTGCCCTTCTCGCTCGACACGCTCATGACATGTCCTCTTCGACGAGCGCTTTTAGGTGTTCGTCACCAGACAGGTCAACGATCCTCTGAACGATCGCTGCAAGAACGCGAGGTTCAACGTATCCATGCTGGATCATCCCGTTCAGAGTCAACAAGTGCGGTTGTGGCTGCAGCTTGGCTAACGTCATTACTCGACCACCCGTACGCGCTTCTTCCGTGACTTAGCTGTTGTGGGTATGGACGTTGTTGACGCGGGACTGAAGTAGACGGGCTGGTCCTCGGCGTAAGAATGGGAGTTGCGACACAACCGTTCTCGACCAAAAAGGACCAGCCCTGTGACACACCGTAATGCCCCACTCACTGTCGAAGGAAGACGACGACTCGTCGAGCGGTGCCAGAGCCGTCCGATCGCCCACGTCGCCGCAGAAATGGGTATCTCACGCCAATGCGCATCCAAGTGGGTCAACCGGCACCGCAAGTACGGTGACCTGGGACTGCAGGACCGATCCAGCACACCAATACACCAACCGGCCGCCACCGCGGCAGGGATCGTGACCGAGATCGAATCCATGCGACGAACCCGAAAATGGTCGGCCTCACGCATCACCTTCGAACTGGGAACCGACGGCATCGTCATTGCTCGTCGAACAGTCACGAAAATTCTGCGGAACCTAGGATTGCACCGTCGCCGGTTCATCGACCCGAACGGCGAAACCAACCGAAAACCCCAGGTCATCATTGCGAAACGACCTGGTCAGATGGTCCACGTCGATGTGAAGAAAGTCGGGAAGATCCCCGACGGCGGCGGCTGGCGTGCCCACGGCCGCGGCTCCGAGCAGGCCAAACGATCCGAGCGCCGGAAAAAGAAGAACAAACAGGCCCGCCTCGGCTACACCTATCTGCATTCCGCGATCGACGGCAACACCCGCCTGGCGTACACCGAAGCCCGCGACAACGAAACCGCTGCAACAGCCATCGATTTCATGAACAACGCCCGCGTCTTCTTCGCCGCACACGGAATCGCTCGCATCGAGCGCGTGATCACCGACAACGGATCATGCTATCGCGCAGCAGATTTCACATCTTCACTGCGAGAGGCACGGCACTACCGGATCAAGCCGTACACCCCGAAACACAACGGGAAGGTCGAGCGCTACAACCGCATCCTCGCCGAAGAACTGCTGTACTCCCGCGAGTACACCAGCGAAGCCCAGCGTCGCACCGCCGTCGAAATCTGGAATGTTCACTATAATTATCACCGACCGCATTCAACACGCGGAGGACGACCGCCTGCCGCTTACCGCCGGCACCGCGTAACTAACGTCCGTGCCTCATACACCTAGATACCCGTCATGAGTCCACGTACTAGCCGAATGTGTGCGGATTACGTTCCACTGGTGGTACTTCAGAGAAGCTGGAGGGCAAACTTTGAAGCGGTACAGATGTGGGAACTCGTGACAGGTACGAAGTGCTGATCCAGGTGCAGAGATCAGCGACTTTGGATCAGGGGGTGAGCTGGGCTTGAAAGGAGAGTTACTCGAAAGCTTCACTTGCGCCTTATTAATCGGCGCGACCCTCTCACCTAAACCCTGACCAGTAGAGCGCACGAACTGTGGGTTCATGCGCCCACTTCCCAGCACACGATGAATATGCCGGGAAGTGGAAGTGGTTCATGCGGTTAAATGGCTGCTAGTAGCAAGTAGATTCTAATTACCTCGAAATCGAGGGTTTTAGAATAGAAGCCCCATCACCCCAGGTCTAGGGCTGCGTTCGCTACGGTCATACTGGGTTTTGCCGTAATCTACTCTATTTCACTAGCCCTACTACTAGCAGTTGGACTATGTAAGCCACGAGACTTTACTCGAAACCCTGTTTTGATTGCTCGAAAGAGCCTGTCTTACATGGTCCATGTTGTGCATACAAGGCAGGGATTCGACGAGATGGAGCGCCCGCTACTGTCTCCAATTTGTAAAGCGATCACCTTGTTACTCGTATAGTCACCCTGCATGTCGCCAGAGGTAGTGTACATCTAGCTCCCCTCACACCTGATTGGATACAGTTCCTATTGGGAGTGCGACCACACTCTTACCCGAGCCAGGTCTGTGCGCGTTTACCTATTCCGCCACTTGTATGCACATTAGAACGCACCAGGTAGCTGTAAAAAATCGCAATTCAATGCTCTAATTATTTTCTGATGCGCCCATTTAACTGCATGAACTGTATTGAGCGTATGGTGCTAGTAGCAACAGGCAGTCCCGTTATTTCTGCTCTGGTTTAGTTATATTCCGCCAGTTTCCATCTAGCTGGACTAGCGCCACGAATGACGTATGTGAGGGCTTCCCGTTAAGGCTAGTGTCACCTCTTGATTCGTTACTGCCAGCACTACTACGCTCAATACTCTAATTCTGTAAAGGTGCAACTCGGCCGCCCTCGCTGTGCGGCTAAGTGTGGTGCTTGGTTGCCGTCCTGATCAGACATGGCCTTACCGTTCGAGACGGGGTTTTGCGGGCAACCTTGCTACCTTCTGGGTCTCACTATCGCAGTGAACGCTTTCGTGAGATGAAAGACTGTGAGCGCGATAATATTGGCTCCTTGTCTTTGCGAGCCTCACGTGCTCGGCGCTTCGTCTTGTACTGGCCGATCAACCGTAGAAACGGTGTGTCATCGGCGTGCTCGTACTCAAGATTGATGTTCACGATTTCACGCTCTGTATTCATTGCTTTGGTGTTCCCCTCTGCGAATAACTATGAGCCAAACCGTCTTCTTTTGCAATAGCGAAATGTCACGAAATGCGTTGTGGTTGTGGATAACTCGCTACTTGGTGAACAGGTACAGATGGCCGTCATCATCTTCAACAGAGTGGATGGTGTTCAGGGCGAAGTCGTGCGCGATACCTGCCTCATCCCAGTTGACATGTTGCCTCATGTCTTCGGGTAGGTACTGCCTCAACTGATCCAGCTGAGCTTCGAGTCCACTCTCGATCAAGTAGTCGGCTGCGTACGCCTCGATGCTCTCGAAGTGGCCCAGGTAGTGGTCCTCGAACATGTTGATCGCTGCTTCTAGCTCTTCACCGTTCCTGAAGCCGACGTACTCAAGCCAGTGGGCGACTGCGATTCCCTTACCCGTGACAGCCTGCTCGACCCGTTTGGCATGACCCCCGTGAAGTGACCCGCAAGTTATGAGAATCCTTCCGCCCTGATCAAGGGCATGAAAGGCTTCATCTCATGGCTGGACGCAAACGGCACACACCCGAACAGATCATCCGCAAACTGCGCCACGGCGACGAACTCGCCGCCACAGGCGCCGACGTCGAGGAAATCGCCCGACAACTCGACGTCTCGGTGCCGACGCTCTACAACTGGCGCAAGCAGTACGGCGGTATGAAAGCCGACGACGCCAAAGAGTTCAAGGAACTCAAGAACGAGAACGCCCTGCTCAAGAAGCTCCTCGCCGAAGCCGAGCTCGAAAAGGCTGCCCTCAAGGAGATTGCTCGGGGAAAATTCTGAGCCCGACCGCCAAACGAAACGCCGTGATGATGCTCCAGGAAACAATGGGGCTCTCGCAGCGTTTCGCCTGCAGAATCGTCGGGCAACCACGATCGACCCAACGCAAGAAAGTAGCAAGGAACACCTCGGATGATCCGGATGCCGATCTGCGGAAGTGGTTGCGGGACTGGGCCAAAGTCAACCAGCGAAAAGGGTTCCGGCGGGCATGGGCGGACTTGCGTGCCGCGGGAACAACGCCCGCGTCTTCTTCGCCGCACACGGAATCGCTCGCATCGAGCGCGTGATCACCGACAACGGATCATGCTATCGCGCAGCAGATTTCACATCTTCACTGCGAGAGGCACGGCACTACCGGATCAAGCCGTACACCCCGAAACACAACGGGAAGGTCGAGCGCTACAACCGCATCCTCGCCGAAGAACTGCTGTACTCCCGCGAGTACACCAGCGAAGCCCAGCGTCGCACCGCCGTCGAAATCTGGAATGTTCACTATAATTATCACCGACCGCATTCAACACGCGGAGGACGACCGCCTGCCGCTTACCGCCGGCACCGCGTAACTAACGTCCGTGCCTCATACACCTAGATACCCGTCATGAGTCCACGTACTAGCCGAATGTGTGCGGATTACGTTCCACTGGTGGTACTTCAGAGAAGCTGGAGGGCAAACTTTGAAGCGGTACAGATGTGGGAACTCGTGACAGGTACGAAGTGCTGATCCAGGTGCAGAGATCAGCGACTTTGGATCAGGGGGTGAGCTGGGCTTGAAAGGAGAGTTACTCGAAAGCTTCACTTGCGCCTTATTAATCGGCGCGACCCTCTCACCTAAACCCTGACCAGTAGAGCGCACGAACTGTGGGTTCATGCGCCCACTTCCCAGCACACGATGAATATGCCGGGAAGTGGAAGTGGTTCATGCGGTTAAATGGCTGCTAGTAGCAAGTAGATTCTAATTACCTCGAAATCGAGGGTTTTAGAATAGAAGCCCCATCACCCCAGGTCTAGGGCTGCGTTCGCTACGGTCATACTGGGTTTTGCCGTAATCTACTCTATTTCACTAGCCCTACTACTAGCAGTTGGACTATGTAAGCCACGAGACTTTACTCGAAACCCTGTTTTGATTGCTCGAAAGAGCCTGTCTTACATGGTCCATGTTGTGCATACAAGGCAGGGATTCGACGAGATGGAGCGCCCGCTACTGTCTCCAATTTGTAAAGCGATCACCTTGTTACTCGTATAGTCACCCTGCATGTCGCCAGAGGTAGTGTACATCTAGCTCCCCTCACACCTGATTGGATACAGTTCCTATTGGGAGTGCGACCACACTCTTACCCGAGCCAGGTCTGTGCGCGTTTACCTATTCCGCCACTTGTATGCACATTAGAACGCACCAGGTAGCTGTAAAAAATCGCAATTCAATGCTCTAATTATTTTCTGATGCGCCCATTTAACTGCATGAACTGTATTGAGCGTATGGTGCTAGTAGCAACAGGCAGTCCCGTTATTTCTGCTCTGGTTTAGTTATATTCCGCCAGTTTCCATCTAGCTGGACTAGCGCCACGAATGACGTATGTGAGGGCTTCCCGTTAAGGCTAGTGTCACCTCTTGATTCGTTACTGCCAGCACTACTACGCTCAATACTCTAATTCTGTAAAGGTGCAACTCGGCCGCCCTCGCTGTGCGGCTAAGTGTGGTGCTTGGTTGCCGTCCTGATCAGACATGGCCTTACCGTTCGAGACGGGGTTTTGCGGGCAACCTTGCTACCTTCTGGGTCTCACTATCGCAGTGAACGCTTTCGTGAGATGAAAGACTGTGAGCGCGATAATATTGGCTCCTTGTCTTTGCGAGCCTCACGTGCTCGGCGCTTCGTCTTGTACTGGCCGATCAACCGTAGAAACGGTGTGTCATCGGCGTGCTCGTACTCAAGATTGATGTTCACGATTTCACGCTCTGTATTCATTGCTTTGGTGTTCCCCTCTGCGAATAACTATGAGCCAAACCGTCTTCTTTTGCAATAGCGAAATGTCACGAAATGCGTTGTGGTTGTGGATAACTCGCTACTTGGTGAACAGGTACAGATGGCCGTCATCATCTTCAACAGAGTGGATGGTGTTCAGGGCGAAGTCGTGCGCGATACCTGCCTCATCCCAGTTGACATGTTGCCTCATGTCTTCGGGTAGGTACTGCCTCAACTGATCCAGCTGAGCTTCGAGTCCACTCTCGATCAAGTAGTCGGCTGCGTACGCCTCGATGCTCTCGAAGTGGCCCAGGTAGTGGTCCTCGAACATGTTGATCGCTGCTTCTAGCTCTTCACCGTTCCTGAAGCCGACGTACTCAAGCCAGTGGGCGACTGCGATTCCCTTACCCGTGACAGCCTGCTCGACCCGTTTGGCATGACCCCCGTGAAGTGACCCGCAAGTTATGAGAATCCTTCCGCCCTGATCAAGGGCATGAAAGGCTTCATCTCATGGCTGGACGCAAACGGCACACACCCGAACAGATCATCCGCAAACTGCGCCACGGCGACGAACTCGCCGCCACAGGCGCCGACGTCGAGGAAATCGCCCGACAACTCGACGTCTCGGTGCCGACGCTCTACAACTGGCGCAAGCAGTACGGCGGTATGAAAGCCGACGACGCCAAAGAGTTCAAGGAACTCAAGAACGAGAACGCCCTGCTCAAGAAGCTCCTCGCCGAAGCCGAGCTCGAAAAGGCTGCCCTCAAGGAGATTGCTCGGGGAAAATTCTGAGCCCGACCGCCAAACGAAACGCCGTGATGATGCTCCAGGAAACAATGGGGCTCTCGCAGCGTTTCGCCTGCAGAATCGTCGGGCAACCACGATCGACCCAACGCAAGAAAGTAGCAAGGAACACCTCGGATGATCCGGATGCCGATCTGCGGAAGTGGTTGCGGGACTGGGCCAAAGCGAATGCCCGCAAGGGATTTCGTCGGGCGTGGGCGGACTTGCGTGCCGCGGGCTGGGTGATTAACAAGAAGAAGGTTCAGCGACTCTGGCGCGAGGAAGGACTGCGGGTGAACGTCCGCAAGATACGTAAACGGGCCGGCGCCTCGACTACTCCGATCACCGAGGCAGATGCACCGAAGGTTGTGTGGGCGATCGACTTTCAGTTCGACTCGACCACCGAGGGCCGGAAGTTCAAGATCGCGTCGATGGTCGACGAACACACCCGCCAGTCCGTACTGAACATTGTCGAGCGATCCATCCCGGCAGAGGACCTCGTCGCAGCGTTGAAGAAGGCGTTCGCGCTCTGGGGCGGCCCACCGCAGGTCCTGCGGTGCGACAACGGGCCCGAGTTCATCTCCGAGGCGCTGAGGACGTTCTGCGAGGATCAGGTCGGTATCGGCTACGTTCCACCTGGTCAGCCGTGGAAAAACGGCTACATCGAGTCCTTCAACAACCGTGTCCGTGACGAATGCCTGAACATGAACGAATTCCACAGCCTCCTCGAAGCTCGGGTGGTCATCGAGGACTGGAAGGAGGACTACAACAACCGGCACCGTCATTCATCGCTGGCGTATCGAACTCCAAATGAGTACGCTGCCAGCTGTATTCACACGCATTGATTCTCTGATAGCGAGTGGCTCACCAAATGGGGTCCTGCCACGTTCAAGTAGCTCGGGATCTTCTTCGCCGAGTGGGCAACCTACGGAGTGAGGGGCGGATATGTGAGCTCGACAGGCGGGGCAGAAGTCGTCTTGTTCAGTTGGTTCATCTGGGGGCGTGAGCCACTGCTTCGACCATCCTTCGACGGGATCATGTGACTCACGTGCCATGACGTACGCGCCAAGGGCTTCAAGGTGTTCGCGGTTGTAGTCGGTGTCGGCGTTAGCCCAAGACTCGTTGATCTCAGCGACTACCTGGGGTAGATCGATAGCTCCAGTACTGGTGAGGCTGTAGAGGGCGCTGGACGCGCCGCCATGCCATTGCGAGGCGATCACGCGTGCGCCAGCGTCTCCAATTGAGCGTTCTTCTGATGTGGCGCTTGCTATTTCGTGGTCGATGAGTTGTTCATCTGACCAGTGTTCGGATCTATTTAGTTGTTCCATGGTAGTAGTTCTCGTTTAAGTGGTGTTAGTCGCGGTTGTAGTCAGTCTGGGACCGCTTCGCTCGTATAGAGCTGTGCTTTGCCGACCGCTTCTTGTGTGGGCTCGATCCCAACCTGGTAGGCCGCGACGAGCCGACAGACTTCATTGTTGTAATCGACTAGCCCTTCGATGCGAATCATGTTCGGCCCCCAATCAAGGTCTGTTGCTTGCACTCTGACGCTCAGTTCGCCGTGGTCGGTGCACAGCACAAGAGTGGTTACCTCTGGTGACGGAATCGTGTAGGGATTGCCATCGATCGCGAGTATGAGTGGGTAGCGAACCATGAAGTCAAGCTAGCTCAGTGAAGGGCTACGTGTGCCAGATCAGCACTGGAACGATGAACAGCGACAGGTACAGGGTTCCAACGATGATCACGGCGATTACCAGGAACATCGCGATCCATCGGCCGGCCAGCTTGAGTGCGGGGATCAAGTAGGGGAGAAGGTTCATGCAGCCACTCCGTGAAGCTCGTTGTACATCACGGCATGGTTCTCTGCATTCGTGATGTCCCCGTTCATCGCCTGGTACCAGCTGCCGCCATCCAGACTGAGTTCGCCGCATTTACAGGTAACCCAGTCGTGTCGGTTCTTGCTACGGATGATCCACCCGCACTTGGTGTGCCGTACCTGGTTGATGAAAATGTCGCCAACGTCCAGCTTCCGACGCTCGATTGAAGGGGTGTTTATGGTGGTGAACTCGAGGTAGTCGGTCATGCCGCCACTCCGTCATCCTGGTGCCCGTCATAGATGTAGAACCACAGCGATCCCTTGTCGTGGATACTGCGGATCAGATGACCTTCGTGTTTCAGGTCGAGGACGCGAGCGGGGTAGCGCCACGCGACCTTGCGGAGTTCAAGATTGCTGACTTTGCCCTTCGCCTTGAGCAGTTTGAGGATCTTGGCTGTGTGAGTTTCCTTGGTAGCCATTACGAATTGACTCGTCCATCTGGTGACACCCCGACGTACAGCCGTGACTCACCATCTACGTAACCGCCAACCCAACCCTCGGCATAGCCTGGACACATTGCTGCATCAGGTGGGTAGACGTAGTAGTCGTCAGCTCGGTACTCCACGCCGTAGCGGTGGCAGAGGTTGCGTAGTGCTTCCTCTTGAGCAGTGTTGATCTTGTAGCGTTCGGGTTCTTCGGGGGAGGGGAAGCGTTCCATCAGTTGCTCCCTCGCTGGGGTTTTCGTTCAACCCAGGGGAGGCGATCGCCTTTATCGCCGTTTGCTTTGGCAACGGCCAGTGCATCTGACAGACCCCTCTTAATGCCACGCAGACGTCCGCGTACTTCGTGAAGTGCCGCAACGTCTGGTGTGTGGGCGAGTGCGTTGGTTGCTTCGCCCAGCAGTAGTTCAATGTCAATGCGGCCCAACGCAATCCAGTACTGGCGCTTGCCGGATGGTGCGATTTGATCGTGTCTGAATCTCATAGTTAGTTCTCCTTGTTTAGACCGGTGTGGATGCTTCCGACAATCCGGTAGTTCGATTGAGTGGGGTTGTCAGCCCCGAACGAAACGACGCCGGAGGCTGTGTCCCGATCTTCGTATTCCAGGAAGAATCCGACGCCCTGTTGATCGCCAGTGTCGAACGATCCAAAGTGCAGAGCGCCGATTCGACCCTTCGGGTCCTCAAGTAGATCGCCCTGAAAGATGTCCAGGCCACGGGTGTCGCGTAGTCCCGTAAATAGACCTGCGGTTTCAGGCCGAATATGGACTACGGTCGATGGTCGTCCGCCCTTGCCGTTTCCCGGATCGAGCATGTTGATGAAGTCAAATCCCATGTACATCCGCGGTGAGGTGTAGATCCACTTATTGCCGCCCCTGGCAAGCGCTCGTAGTTTCAGTTGTTTCATAAATGGCTCTCCTTATTAAGTTATGTGCTCGCTGGCACAGCCTGACGACGAGCGGGTGTATAGCAACTAACATCGCGATTTCGCTTGGATGGTTAGTTACGCTCGACGGCCAGCAATGCCAGCGGTTTGTCAAGAGAAAAGTTGTTCACTTGACGATTTTCTATTTCAATGTGCTGCTACCTGTGAACAAGTTTCCCATTGACTTTCGCTGCGATTTGATGTCGCAACTACGTCCAGCAGATCTTGCATATATTTACTAATTGGTGGTTTTGTTGTGGCGTCTCCATAACAATTCCCGGTCCAAATTTTGACGTTTGATGTAGCGATTCAATGTTTCGCGGTTCACGTCAAACATGCGAGCGATCGCGGCCTTGGAGACTCGTTTCAGCTGAAGTTCGAGGATCTGCTCGTCTTTGCCATACAGCTTGAGGTTTTCGACCTTGCCCGAACCAACTGGCCGGCCCAGGATCATGCCTTCAGCTTTCTTACGTGCCAACGCTTCCCGTGTTCGTGCCGAGATGAGATTGCGCTCTATCTCAGCAGACAGTCCGAACGCGAACGCGAGCACCTTGGAGTTGATGTCGTCCTTGAAGACGATGTTCTCCTTGACCGCGACGACACCGATGCCACGATCGAGTAGGTCATGGATCGTGTTCTGTACGTCCAAAAGCCGACGCGAGATACGACTGGTCTCGCTCACGACGAGCATGTCGCCGCGTTCAAGCCCTTCGAGTACTTCGCTTAACTTTCGTTCGGTGAGGGCGCTCTTGTAGCCACTGATCGTCTCGCCCACAGTCTCAGTGATCTCGATACGTTCTCGCTCGGCAAAGATGCGTATGCCGCTGAGTTGGTTCTCCACGTCTTGCTTGTTGGTACTGACTCGCACATAGGCGATGACTCTTGGCATATGCCTCCTCTTGGTGGTTGCTGGTGATTGGTGTCTGGGCGGACCTGTACGGTCATCCGATGAACTTTGGTGAATTTGTCTTGTCGATCCTGCTGGTTGCTGCGCTCTTCGCCTTTAGTTTGTGGGCGATGACGGAGAAAGCGTGGGCAACCGCTGCCGCGCTCAGTGGGTTCTTCGCGATCTGCGGGGCTATCGGGGTCATCTGGACCGCCCTAGCATGGCTCGGCCACGTTCTGTTTTAGTCCTTCTTCACCCGCAACGTGCCAGCTGTGAGGTCGAGCCTCTTCTCTAGCTCGGCTATGGAGAGTTCGGTGATCTCTTCAGGTGGGGTGTCTTGTTTGACTGTCCAGCCTCTAGCTTTTAGTTCCGCAACCGACCAAAGCGCATCCACCACGTCGAGATCGTCAGCCTTACTAAGAGCTGCGCTATTTGGGAAAACGTCGATGACCATCTTGGTTTGTCCGAACTCTGCTTCGATCAGATCGCCTACTTCGAGGTTGTCAAACGTCTTGACGCTACGGACGAGTTCTAAGTGCCCGCTGTATACGCCGTTGCCATCGGTGTCGTTGTAGTAGACGGTGTCGCTCTCACTCCAGTTATTTGAGCTCACTCTGGCGATAGTGAATACCCGGCCAAATGTCCAGCCAGCTCCACCTCTACTCTCCTGTGGATCTCTGGGAGTAATACAGCGTACCTTCTGTCCTACTTGAAATTTCGTTGCTTTCATATCACCTCCTTCGGTGTTGGTTGGCTTAAATTGGATGATCGATCGACAACGTGGGTGACGGGGTTGGTGTTCACCCGTCATTGCTAGAACAGTCTCAGCTTGCTTTCCTCAGCCACTCCCTTGTTGAAGATCTTCTCGAGTTGCCGCTTGTATTCAAGGACGACCGCACGATCAGGGAGCTGGTAACCGAATCGAGTCAGCTTGCGGATCATCGTTTTGTGGTCGTACTGCGGACTTTTGATGACACCGACAACAGCCTGGCTGAACGGCTCGCCGAAACGATCTGCACCAGCAGCCTGAAGCACCTCGTGAAGAAGTACTGCGACTTCGTAGGCACGCGCCCTGTCGTTGATCACTAGTTCTCCAGCCATGAACGGGCTTGCCGCCATGCCTCGTCCGCCACACGCCGCCTCTCCCACGATCAACATGGCGCATCGATAGCTCAGGCCAAACTTATTGACGAAGGATAGAAACCACTCGTACTCGGTGTTTCCGAGATCAGCGTATGAGACCGCCATGTCCCGCCAACTCCAGTTGCGGCCACCCCTGTTGATATGTCGAACGGTGTCGATATTGGCGTGAGGTTGCACGATGTATGAAACGTCATATCCAAGTTCGCGCAGTGCTGCCAGACGGTGTTGGCCATCGATGACGTACATGTCCTTGGTGACAACGATCGGAAACTGGCCTGTCAGATTCCCGTTCTCAAGTATGAGATTCTGCAGCTCAACAGCGTGAGCTGGATTGACTGATCGATTACCTGGCAATGTCTTGAACTGGTCGAGATTGCGGGTGTTCTGCACCCTTAACGATCGGCTACCGGAGATGTTTCGATTCCTCACGACTATGCCTTTGTTCCTTTCCTTGCAGTTGTCACCTTCTTCGGTCGTCCGACAGGCTTCGCAGCCGTGGTCTTGATCGAGGTGCGTTTGGCCGGCTTCTTCGCGCTGATCTTGAATGCCTCGAACTGATCCAGCTCGTCTTGCGTCATGTAGGCAGGTTCTACGGCAAACACCTCGACGAAGTAGTTCGGCTCGTCTTCAACAGCTTTGCGGGGGTAGGTGACGGTCTTGCGTCCATGCTCGTCTTCGTACTTGATGAAGCTCTGGTCGAGGACGGTGTAGTCCTGGTCTCCGTCGTCACATTTCTCTTGTACGAGTGCGCCTTTGGTGAGTTCTGGTAGTTCTTTGGTTAGTTTAAATGTTCGTCGTTTCATAATTGTTACTCCGTAGTTTATTGGTTGCAAGTCTGCCTCAGTGAAAAAGTCTCCACCATGACCAGACTGAAGTTCGTGAACGGTATAGGTGTTAGGGCCCTCGGAGCCAACCTCGGTAATCCAGCAGATTCCGTTGACACTTCTTTTATGGACATTGCTGCTTCGTAGATCTCCGTAGATGGATTTGCTGATCATCCTTACCTGATCGCCTTTTCTAAATTTGCTCATCCTTCACCTCCTTCTTTCCTCGTTTACTTATTCGTCCACCTTTCGCACCTGCGATCCGTGCTAGCTTGCGGTCGGCAGCAAAGCCGCCAGTCGTGCCCAGACGTCCACCGATCGCGCCGATCTTCTTGTAGAAATCTGGGTCTTTCGCGAGGTTACGGTCCCTAGCTTTTAGCCCGCCGGCCTTCGTACCGCTCACCTGTTGCTCCACGGGAACCATGAACGGTTGCTCCTGTTGATCGCCACCGTGCTTCGAGAATCAGCGTCCTGAAGTGCCTTGATCGCAGACTGGTTGCGTCGGTTATCTAGCTTGAGTGAGTCGTGTTGCAGGCTCAGATCTTCAAGTCGCTCGGATAGCTTCTCGACCAATGCCGTTAACTGACGATTCGTAGCCTGGCTCTCTTCATACGCCTCGTTGAGCATGTGGGCAGTCACTTCATCATGACGCAGCTCAGGGGTGGGCTGAGGAGCCTTCATAGGTTTTGGTGGGCGGTGTGTCTTTGTCGCAACGGGTCGCGGTGCTGGGTTCATTGCTCTCTTGGCAGATATACGCTGCGCTTGTGCGTTCCGGCGTCTTTGGAACTCCTCCCAGGTCTTCGCCCGGCGGATGAGGTTGACCGTAGATACCTTGTACCCGGTTTGCATTGCGATTTCTTCTGGAGTTGATTTCTTCGATCGTGCAACGATGCTGTCGAATTTCTCCTTATTGATCTTGGTTGAGCCACTTGCTGGCATAGTTGGTTTCTCCCGAGGTCTCCACCTCTCTAATTGTTATTGCGCTGGCTCGTTTGACCTGCTTGATGCTGCGAGCAGCGTCCCTATCGCTTGAAGCAACGATTTCTCGTGCTCTGATAGCGGTTTCGGGTTGTCTAGTTGAACGTCAGCTTCCATCTCGTATTGACGAACCTCCCGTGGATCGTTCCACCAGGCGAGACTCATTACGCAGTCTCTACCGGGGGAGTGATGCTGTCATCAGTCCACTCGGGTGGTAGGTCATACGTTCCCGCTTTGATTTCCTCAACTGCTTCAGCGATCGCGGTGATCTCTTCAGCCGTACAGTTCTTCAGGAAGGGTTTGCTCGTCCCGAACTTACTTCCAGTCACGTGACCGACCAGGTTGCGCCGTGCCTTGTCCGATATAGGTAGATCCAACATGTGTCGTTGGAGGTTCAGAACTACATCGTCCTTACCAGAGGTCTTTACGATGATCTCGTTCGGTACAACTTGGTCGCGATCACCAGTGAATACAGGTGTGGCAGGCGTTTCGTCATTCCTCAAGATTCGTGCTTTCTCGGACACAAGCTTGCGTAGATTCGCGATCGCTACAGTTGCGTGGTCCTCTGTTCGGAGGGACACGAGACGAGTATCGATCTGCTCCTTTGGAAACTTCAGATCTACGCACAGTTGTCGGATCTCGCTGATTTGTTCGTCGGTGGGCTTAGCCTGCCGGTTGGCGGCCTTGTTCCCGTCGTCGTCATCGTCCTCTGCAGATAGTCCGAGAATCGCCATCGTAGTCTGTCGCCGTTGATACGTGATTGCTGAACCCAGTCCTTGAGGATCGTTCTTGACCAGTAGAAGGTCAGTGTCATGCATTACTCCCACACCTGATTCGTGTACCAGGTAGCTGCGGAGGAAGTGCTTGCCGTCCTTCGACATCACCCACTGCGTGAGTGCTAGTTTGTGCTTCGAGAGCAGTGGAAGAGCGGCATTTTGGACGTCTGCAAGTTCGGCGTAAGTATTGCCGTAGTGTGCGTTCTTTGCGCCTTTGATGACCGTCTTAACCTCGCCCTGAAGCTTTACAAGAGCTGCTGCGATGGCTGGTGGCATTAGAAGGGGAAGCTCAGGCGCAGCCGGCATCTCTGCTGGCTTCTTAACCTCGCTTGGTTCTTCCTGCTTTTCCTTTTCTGCCATCTGCAATCTCCTTATTAAGTTGTTTCTCTATCCGCTGCAGGTCGGGATCTCTCATCACTAGATCATCTAGGACCATGGATCGCGACACTGTGTGCCCAAGTTCTTCGGTCAGCTTCTCCGCTCGCACATCGACTGCTTTAGCTCGTGTAGCTGGAAACAGGACGCTGAACATTGATTTCTTGGTTCCCCATTTGCGGACTTGCTTCGGGTATCTCTCGTTCGGTTTGTTCATAATTTAAGAATCTTCCATCTATTTAGTTACAGCCCCCTGCTTAATGTCTTGTGTGTCGAATCGGTTAGTCTGTCCAGCTCACAATGTGCTGCGTTGATTCACTAATAACTATGAGCCAAACACGTAAATTATGCAATAGCGAAATGTGACCTGTGGAAAACTCAGTTCATGACATTGTGTGGTTAAATGTTAAGGAGATGAGCTATGTTTCAACCCAGTACCAGCCACCAGGCAGCCCCCAGGGTCGAGACATACCCTTGGAGCCTCCTACCAGCGGAGACGAACCACCGCACGCTGCCGTTCAGTACCTGTATCGTTCTTCTATGCAGTTACTTGCCCGCGACAGGGAGATCCTCAACTTGGTCAGTCGCTTCTCTCAGCTGTCCAGCGGACATATTGATGCCCTGATCTTTTCCGAACTTGCATCCAGAACGCCATGCTCAAATGCTTTGCGACGACTAACTGGACTCGGCTTGCTGCACCGTGTCAATCAGATGTTGCCTGGTGGTGCTCGTGGGGGATCGCAGCGGTATTGCTATGCCCTCGGGCCGAACGCTTGGCGCATGTACTCAAGTACTCGATACCGACCGCAGCGGACATTGAACCCCCACACTCTCGCAATCGCTGATGCTTACGTGGCAATCAAACAGGCTGAGCGCGAGAAGTGGGTGGATGTACTGACTTACGGGACTGAGCCTGACAGTTGGATTGATGTTGCTGGTGCTGATCTTCGCCCTGATTTGTATGTCGAGCTTGGACTGCGGGAGAAGCGCGAGCGAGTGGTGCTGTGGCTGGAGGTAGATATGGGCAGTGAACGACAGAAGCAGATCCTTGAAAAAGTCGACCGTTACAAGTACGCGCTCGAACACTCGGCTGAGTACCCGCTCGATGTGTTCCCTAGCGTGCTTTTTCTGGCCTGTGACGAGGCTCGGGCAGATGAGTTGAGAACTATCCTCCGTCGTGCACCGCAGTCACCTGAGGGCTTTATATCAGTTGCGTTGTTGTCGAGTTTTCCACAGCTCTTGAGGTAGATAGCACAACGCTTTGGCTATTGGTTATTTGCGGGGGTGGTGAGATAATAGGTATAGAGGTGGCGACACCTGAATAACAATATAAAAGCTGGAGATTTGAATATGACATATAGGGAACGAAGATTAGCAAGGGCCGCTCGACTTGAAGAATGGGCAGAGAAACGAGCAGCCAAGGCAGAAGACAACTTCACTACGGTTCGTAATCTGGTAAAGGATGTACCGTTTGGCCAACCAGTACTAGTAGGGCATCACTCTGAACGTGCATCTCTGCGACACCGTGATCGAGTAATCGGTGCCATGGATCGCGGCGTGGAGAACTCGCAGAAGTCAGAAGAGATGAAGTCCAAGGCAAGTAACATTCGATCTGCCGTAGACCGCGCAATCTATGACGATGACGCGGACGCGATCGATCGGCTGAGAAAACAGATAGCCAAGGCTGAAAAACTGCGCTATGAAATAAAGGCCTATAACTTGTCTGTAAAAGCTGGGCATGCGGACGAGTCGCTGCTTGGTGAGGATATGAGAAGGAATCTACACAAGCTGCAGGGCATGCCAGGCATGATGGGTAAGGGTGGACAGCTGCCGTCATCTCTTTGTAGTGGTCTATCGTCAGGTATATCTAAGAATAGAAAGCGGCTTGCGAGGCTCGAACGTGACAGTTCGGCAAATCGTTGATACGAGAACGGGCGAGATCATGGATCTCGCCCCAAGTAAGAAGTCGGTCAGGCCTAACCCTGTGCTCTACAGACGCAGAGCGGCCGGAGATGACTCCGCACTGTTTATAAGTTTGCTCGGCCTCCTGCTGGCCTCCATAGCACTTGCAAACTAAAGAAGAACCCCGCTACTTAGCGGGGTTCTTCTTGTCTGAGGCACCCTTACGGGCGGGGCTAGGCCTCCTATACATATTACGACGATCGTAGTTCATCATGAAAGTTTTGTGGCGTTTCAGGTTCTCTGCGAGATCAGCTTGTCTTGCTGCGTCTGTGGTGGGTGACGGCGTTTGAGGGATGACGATGCGTCTGTTGGTAAGAGGGAGTTGTTTTTCGTTATCCACCATGCTGTCTTCAGTATGGCATGAGGCGGGGGATTGTGGAATATGGAAAACGTCAAGTATTGCAAATTGTGTCGATCTGCTTATAATGAAGTACAGCAAGCATCTATCTTCAAATGGTGTAAGTCTTGCTCCTGAGATTTACCTCGGAGGGCGTTGCAATTTATTGAGGTTTCTATATAATAGGACGTGAAGATAGATGCTAAGGCACTCCGTAAGGGGTGCTTTTCTTGTATCTCGTGGGAGACTTGAAGACCGTTACGGTTCGGATGCGAGCATAAAGAAGTGATGAAATGAACGGCTCAGCGTTTTAGGGGTATCGTAACAACCCTCGCTTTGTACTGATAGTGCTCTGCTAACTCTAGCTACCTTTACAATTCGGCAAGTTATAGACACGCATCCGCCACCCTCCACGCTGGGATAATTACCAGTAAGAGCATGGATTGACAGATTCCAGGACAACGTGGGCATCGGGTGACACTAAACGCTAAGACGTACGGGCGCGGTGATGGAGAGAGTAGGAGTTAGCGACTCTGAGGGCATCCAGAACGTATCGATGCCAAAGCTAGATGAGAGCGCAAGCAACACGGCTAGCCATCGGAGAGAGGGTGGTCGGTGTGTGTCTATAACAACTTCAGAACACACATGAGCAGTGAGTGGCGGAATAGGTAGACGCATATGGGTGAACGCACGGAGTGGAAGTGCTGACCGTTACCTCAAGTCTATAAAACATCCACGACACCACCCTGAAAGCTAGCAGTAGAAGCACTCTAATAGGGATGTTCGGAGACGAGATGGTGGGCGATGGGAGACGACAGCGTTCATGCAGGGTGACTATACGAGTACTCCAGGGTAATAGGTGAGTCCTGGCTCAATTTCTCGTCAAATCCCTGCCTTACTGCTCTTGCGTGTTCTGAAGTCTTGAATCCACCGAGAAGTCTTGTACCGATCAACTGGAAAAGGGAGTTAGTACTCAAGCTATCCCTGATCTAGCCGCCGTGTCCGACCTACTCAGGGAATGCTGGATTATTAACTCCCCCCCGTTTTACCGGACAAAAGAGGGAGTGCTTAGAGACTCAAAACTAAGACATTCCCTATCGTTGGCGGGTGGCAACTCTGGATGCGGGGGGACCTGCGGGATTGCCTGTTGATTACTTATGGTCGTAGTTTTCCACAGCTTCTCTCATTTCGCTATTGCATTTATCGTTAGTTTGGCTCATAGTTATTTATAGAAAAGATAATCATAGAAAGGCAATAAAGCTATGAACACAACCCAAGTAACAATACCAAGCAAGATGGCAAGTGAACTGCGAAGTCGACTGGATGAGTGTGGTGCTTACAGTATCCACGACGATCGTCATCCCTTATATAAGCGGTTACTAAGATCAAATACAGTTCGTGTTAACGACGACGAGCTCATGGAACTTATATATCACGCGCAGACCATGATCGAAATCGCACAAGAGAATGACGATCCCGTGATGGACACCGAGGCTGAAGGTGCACGTGAGTTCTTTAGGAGCCGGGCCGTGAGTCAGGCAGGCTTACGACTAGCAATACGAGTTTAGTTTTGTGACCTTGGTAAGTCCCTAAACTGCCTTGCCTAAAAATTAAGCAGGAATCAATGCAATATGAGTTCATACGATCAACCCAATAAGAACCGCCGCGGCCTCGTAGTCTTTCTACTAGTAATCGTCGCCTTCATCACCGTCGCAGCCTTCAATCAAAAGAGCGACCAACCAACTGGCCTCGTAGTTCCAACTGGAACCTCGACATCAGCACCCGCGCAACAGAAGTCCTGGCACAAGGTCATCGAGCTATCCGGCTCGACAAGCAAGCGCAGTGATATCTTCCAGCTGAACAGCTCCAAGCAACGGATCACGTACACAGTGAACGGTGAGTACAGCCCGTTCGTGAACATCTACGTGATGGCAGAGGGGAAGTCTCTCGACAAGCACGGCGGAATCCCTGAGGTCACAATGGCTTCAGTAAGTGGAGATACGTTGATGTACAAAACATCTGGCGGCTACTACCTCGATGTAAGCGGCAATGGTGAGTGGACGGTGATCATCGAGGAGGAGCGGTAGTCATGGGGGCACTACTACGAACTCCCACTGAGGAAGGTAAGCGTGAAGAGGAGACGTTCGGCGCAAGGATTATGGCGCGTGTACTTGAGTGGGAAAAGGCCTGGGCAGAGTCCAATGCCTCTCTATCATCCGACTCGACGTGTCCGAGTGATGAGGCGAAGTCATGAAATTCAAGCGCTTCAACTTCACGGCAGTCGATCCCGCAGCTATCATCTTGTTGGTCGGTCTCATTGTCGTTATGGTGGTGTTCATTCCGATTGAAATATCTACGATGAATAGATCCGAGCCTTCTTTGGCTGGACCGGCCGCTGTGTCCACTGATTCTAAGGGCCAGAACTCTGTCGAATCCCTCGTCAACGCCGAGAGAACCAAAGCAAGGAAGCAACCCTTCACAACAAGCGACACACTTCGATCGAGCGCGTGCGCCAAAGCGGATCACATGCTCGCACAGAGCTATTGGTCGCACACCTCACCAGATGGCGTGACTCCCTGGACCTTCATCGAAAAGGCCGGCTACCGCTACACAACTGCGGGGGAGAACCTTGCGAAGTCATACCCTGACGATGCGAGTCTTGTTGCTGCCTGGATGAACAGTCCGTCTCACCGAGAGAACGTGCTTGGTGACTTCAAAGAACAGGGGATCTGTCAGAAGACTGGGACGTTGCAGGGTAAGACGACGACCGTGACTGTGCAGCATGTTGGAGTGCGGTCATGAAAACAACTCTGCGAGAGGAGATCCTGGCCAGTCCTGTGACGGTTGATGAGAAGAACATCCTTGATTTCTTCACGACTCTCTCGATCATCCTATTCGGTCGTGAGCTGTCGATTGAATGCGTGCAGTTCATCGTCCTGGTCATGAGGCTTGGCGCTAGGCGGCGGGTTGAACCGCAAGTCATCACTCCCATGATCCAGGTTGTCGACTACTCAGCCGTACGAACCCAGGAGTTGGCGGCAATGCACTCGATGAGGATGCGGTCATGAATCGTGTGATCAAGTTTCGCGCTTGGGACCGTCGCAACAAAAAGATCTACCCCGTCGTATCGGTCAGGTGGTCGTACGGGTCTGTGTTGCGCCACTTTCACCGTGGAGTTCCGGAAGGCGACTGGCTGCCGGATGAAGTCGTAGTCATCCTCGGTAATGACAAGATGCGTACGTTCTCTTACTTTCCTCATCCAAGGTCGTACATCCGCATCGGATCACGCAGAGTGCTGAGCAGACACGCAGGGCGGCACATCCGTGACCTGACTCTCTTGGAGTTCACCGGCCTAATGGACAAGAACGGCATCGAGATCTACGACAGCGACATCGTACGGCTCAAGTTCCGAGAAGCGCCTGATGAGTACTCGTTCGAACTAGGGGTCGTTAAATGGCACGAGTCATCGTCGGCCTTCAAGTGGTTTGCACTGGAAGAAGATCTATCTGACGGTAACAACTACTGGTTGACTCATGCCGACTGCGACGGTCGCGAGGTAGTTGGCAACCTCTACGAGCATCCTCACCTGCTGGAAGAGTCGTCATGACAGTGACACTCAAGATCGCCCCGTCGATCGAAGAGCTACGTGACGCGCCGACGCTGAGACCAGTGTCAGTAGAACTTGAGATCACTCAACCTGACAGCGATTCATCGTTAGAGGCACTCACCCAACACTTCGAAGAGACGGCACGTGCGTTCAACCGCGTTTGGGAAGTAGTCGGTTTGGTAGATCCGGAAGGATTGAAAGCCTTTCTCTCCCTGTTGCGTCCGACGCTCCAGGGAACAGGACTTCGGATCGTGAACAAGCGTGGGCGAAACAAGCTGGTGGTGAGGGGCTGACGTGGCGAAGTTCTACGTCTACATCACCGATCGACTTCATGGTGACCAGAACTTTGGCTTCGCTCACGAACGCGTGTTCACCGAGATCTACGAAGCTGAGAGCAAAGCTGATGTCAAAGAGCTGGTGCTGAAGGACTTCGATTACATGCCGAAGGTGCGGGAGAAGATGACGGCGAAAGTGCCTGATACTGAACGGTTCATCACTAGCATCCATGAACTCAACGACTACTGGCATGACATCTGGTTGACCCCGCACAGGTGCAGGGAGTGCCTTAACGAGTACACGAAGATCGAGAAGGCGAAGTTTCGCATGAGCGGCTCACCTGAGTTCTGCTCTAGCGAGTGCCAGAAGCATTACGACATCCGCTTCGAGGCAACGGCGGTGGATAGCTACAACACCGCGACCGTCTACATGATCACCCACAAGCCGAGCGGAAAGAGGTACATCGGCGTGACCACACGTTGGTTGATGCAGCGCTGGTGGGAGCACATCAAGGCGCAGAGCGGATCGCCATTCCATCAACTCGTACAGGCGAGCAGCATCACCGACTTCACGTTCGAAGTGCTGGAGGTGTTCAAGCCGAGTGAACATGACCCTTATGAACGTGAGTCGATCTACATCAAGCAGTACGACGCAGTGGAACTGGGCCTTAACGCTGTAAGCGGTCACGCTGCGAAGAAGTAAGCCGACATGACCACACACCCATCTTTGCCGCTCGAACCCCACGAGCGGCCTTCTGTGCGTTCCTAGTGACATATTTCAAGCATTGTCGTACGTTAAGAACATATGGGTAGCCAACCAATCATTATCCGGCGCAGTCTCTTTGGCCTAGCTGGGTTGATTCTGGTTGGACTTCTGATCGCTGGATTCATCTATGGACTGGCGTACTTCCTTCACACTCAGAACCCACGGGACACGACACCGATTGCGATTCTCCAGCTGATGGGCGTCGTCGTCCTGATCTCAACAGCAGTTACGGCCATCGTCTACAACCTCCACTCGATGACACTCAACGACAGCGGTGTGACGATCAAGAACTGGGGGAGTCTGTTCTTTAGCAGCGAGACACACTGCGATTGGAATGAGATCGAAGACCTCAACGTGCAGCGTGGGGGACCGTTGGCGTTCGTTGGCGGTTACGGCAATCTTCTAATCCAAACAGCAGGCACCGAGACGAACCTTCGTTTCAACTACTGCCCTCGCCCCGAGTACTGGCGTGACTACATCGACCAGCGTAGCGAGAGCACACCTGAACTAGTTCGCAACGTCTAGAGCGCGAGTGCAACGCCCGAACCGATCGCAAGCACCAAGCCGACGACCATCATCTTGATGCCAAGTTGGAGTTCCGACGTTTTCGCTGCCTTCTTGTCGGCAAAGCTCTTGTCAGACTCGAACCAACCCTTCTTAGCTGGCTTGTTCAGTGACTCGAAGATGCCAGTGCCGCCAGCGAGGGTGACGAAGACACCGACAACCAAGACCACGATCAGGAGCCATTTCATGGTGAAGTCTTACCACGGCACACCGTCAGCAACGCCGGTGCCACGGGTTCTCGCGCAGTTATCTGTTACTAGTTGTTGCGGCCAATCGCCCTGTCGCGGTCGTGATTAAGCTGGTGGGACCAATCAGCGCACGGGAGTACATCATGCACCGGCTCTTTATCAGTATGGGACTCGATTCAGAGATCGGGATCTACGAGTTGTACGACCGAACGATGGCATTCGTCAGGCGTTGCTTGAGCGAACTTGGCTACTTCATAGGCCCTTCGACGCTTGAGGATCGGTCTGAGCAGCTTGGTCGTGGGTTCAGTCAGTACTTCGTGTTGGAACCTGAGGGTCAGCTGGTTTCGACGGTCATTGAGATGGATCAGATAGTTCTCTTCGAGCTACATATCGATGCACTGGAACGGGAACTCAACCGTGGGTTGCAGTCGATCGTCAACGATTTGATTGACACTTATGACGACATCCACGCGTCTGTTCGCATCGCTGACGACGTTCGTGACTGATCAGCGTTGGCCGAATTCGGATTCCAGTCGTTCAGCAACGCTGTCGGGCATGGTCGAGCATGAATCTTCACCGCGCTCTTCCGCGTGATCTAGAGCTGCATCCGTAATCCCCACCGTCGCAACAGTGCCTTCCCATCCACCAAGCGCAGCGATCGAGCCAGGGTTGAACCTCGCGGCTATGTTCACCTTCTCAATAGCGAGCTGATCTGCATCGGGTCCGAGGTAGATCCCGCCGTCTGCTGCACGTTCGATGTACGCGGGCCGAGGCAGCACTCCCGACAGTTGGTTGGCGTTGTACTCACTCATGAACCAGGGCGGGGTGTTGAAGTAGTACCAACTCGCAGCACAGACCCCGTAAAGGCCAGGACCGAACTGTGCGTAGTTGAGATACAGCTCCAAGATCCGCTGATCTGACATTGAGTAGCTGAACTCTGTCGCCATAACTGCTTCGAGTCCCTTACGGATAGCGCTACGTCCAGGCCAAAGAAAGATATTCTTCACCAACTGCTGGGGGACGGTTGATCCACCTACTCCAGCATCGCCGTCCATGTATTCCCTTGCCTTAGAGGTCAAGTCGCTGATCTCAAACCCACCAGCTCGCATACCAAGTCGCTGATCCTCGTGAGCGATCACTGCCGCAATCATGTATCGGCTGATGTGGTCGAGATCCACGTACTGGTAAACGATCGGGCCTTCGTCTTGCAGCATGAACGACGTCCGAGGTGGCGTGAACCATCGGTATGAGAGCGTCACCATCTCCGAAAGCACTAGGGGAGTGAGTATTACGAGCGCAACGTCCATCGTCCATCGACGCCAGCGAGGGCGATGCCTGCGGGTGGCCGGCGGCTGTTCCGGCTCGTAGATCTCGTACTCGGGTTCTGGTGTGTGTACCCGCTGAGACTCGGGGAGAAGATCGTCAAGGGAGAGTCCCCGTGACCTATCGAAAGCGGTGGTGTTGGCGGTATCCATGGGTGGCCTCCCAATTCTCTGGAAAATCGCGCACGGGACAAATAGCCGAATGCGGATTTCGACCCATTTTATGCGAGATTGCGAGAAAGGGGATGGCGAGTCTCGGGGGTGGGGAATGGGGAGAATCGCGAGGTGGGGTTAGCGATTCGAAGAGGGGGTGTAGCCGTCCATCGTCTGATGGGTGAATAAGTAATCGATCTTATCTGCGTACTTGCGAACGTACGGGGTAAGGGTGATCTTTGCTGTTAGGGGGATATTTAGTGAACCGTTTGTTTTAACTATCATTACGCTACTTATTTAAACACAAAGTCTAAAGAATTGCAATAGTAAAGTTGAAAGCTGTGGATAAGTCCGATCATTTCGCTATTGCATTTATTGGTCTTTTGGCTCATAGTTATTTGCATAGGAGAAACATGAATATATGAATCTAGAAAAGACATCCACACCCGAGTACATCAGCACCAAGTACTCCTCACTTCGCGATGAAGTCCTGCATCACCTCTCACTAGAAGGCTGGGCCAACCAAAGCTCAGGGGACACCGCATCTACCACGAGTTACTTCGCCAGGATCAGCAACAGTGAAGCCGAACTCCAAGAGCTGACAACCAACTTCGAGGAAGCCATCCAGTCTGCCGACCTCGCTGATCCGTCTGCCTTAATCGGTCACTACCTCCTCGTTGAAACCGACGATGGCTTCGTTCACGTAGGTGCGTACAAGTCCGAGGAAGAGGTGATCGCTGACTACCAGAAGCTCGAAGCTGCTTATGAGGACTGGGCGGGGGAGATGGCATGAGTCATCGCATCAAACTCCGAGCATGGGACGGTAAACGGTTCGTGTACTTTACGCCCTTCACCCTGATTATCGATTCTGTTGAAGGCGAGGGGCTTCTCGACAATATCTCGACGCTGTATGACCTTGCCAGAAAGGACCCAGACTTCAAGTTCGATCGGTTTACAGGTCTGAAGGATAAGGACGGCGTGGAGATCTACGAGGGCGACATAGTTAGGGCGACCAAGAACTGGCCAGGTAAGGGGTCGCAGGCGTTCATCTCGACTTTCAGAGACAACACCGCCACGTTCGCGTTTCGTGAAGCATTCACCAACGGGGATGGTGAGAAGTACTTCTATGACGCACTGCAAGTCAGTGGCATCGAGGTCATCGGCAACATCCACGAGAATCCAGAACTCCTGGAGGTCACCTCATGACCCCAACCCAAACCCTGCGCGCTGCAATCAAACTCGCCAACTCCAACGGCTACGACAACCCTGCACTCTTCGGAACCATGGATCTGATTAACCAGTGGAACATGCCACCTCGTGCAGTACTGGGGATCTTGCTGATGAACCACGACTTCTGCCGAGCACTTTGGGGTGAGGAGTGGATGGTTCGTACCCAGACTGTCGCTGTAGCTGATGATCCGTTCGGGTATCTCGCGGGGAGTTTGGAGGAGCGGGGATGAAGAAGCTTGAATATAACCTAAAGAATCTATCTTTACTTCCGACATTCGATTTGATCGTTTCGGAGTCCGTGCCGGACAATCAAATGATATTCATGGAGCGGGCAGATACATTGCGTGACGGTGCGTTCGCGCCACATAAAATTACGATTTGGAATCTAGAGACAGGTGAGATGCACGGTAATGCTGACCCAACATACTCAAGAGAACTTTGTATGTCTTCAAAGAGATGCGCTCAACTGATTCGCGAAGTTGAAAAAGCTGAAGACGAACGAATGACAGGGCGTCTATGGGGGTAGTAATGACTAACACCCCTACAGAGTCAGAGTTCGATAAAGAGCTACGAGAGATACTCGACAATCATCGGTTCGATCAGGACTGGATGAATACTAAACACGAGAATCACGAAGGCATATCGGAGCATGTCAATAGTTGTATCGTGTGCAATAAAATGGAGACGATAAGTCGCCAGAACATCGAAGCTATAAAGAAGGCATTTAATAAACAAGTCGATCAGCTACAGACCTACAAATTCACCGACGGTAGTGAAGACAAGATGGTCATGCTGGATGACGTTAAAGCCCTATATGGGGGAGATAAGAAGTAATGAGTTGTATCGCAAAGAAATTGGGGTTTAAATCGCCACATAAAGGGACGATCGCGCCAAGGAAATTCATACGACCGACAGATGGCGCGAGTTGGATAGTCATGGGTTGGTGTGAAGGTCATTTTAACGAGAACAAGGAGGCCTCTAATGACCAACCCTACTAAACCAACAATCAACCTAACGCGAGCGTCGTCATGCAGCGTGGGGGAATGTGATCGGCAGGCTAGATCGGTGAGGATGTGCAACGCGCACTATCAAAAACAATACACCAGCCCGGAGCGTCATAGTTACAACTCAATGAGAGGTCGGTGCCAGAATCCAAATCGGAAAGATTATCAAAGCTATGGCGCATGTGGCAGAACGATTGCAGAGCGATGGCTAGGTGTTGTGGGTATGGACGTTGCTGACGCGGGACTGAAGGGGACGGGCTGGTCCTCGGCGTAAGAATGGGAGTTGCGACACAACCGTTCTCGACCAAAAAGGACCAGCCCTGTGACACACCGTAATGCCCCACTTACTGTTGAAGGAAGACGCCGCCTGATCGAGCGGTGCCAGAGTCGTCCGATCGCCCACGTAGCCGCCGAAATGGGTATCTCCCGCCAATGCGCCTCCAAGTGGGTCAACCGGTATCGCAAATACGGTGACCTGGGAATTCAGGACCGGTCCAGCGCACCGAAACATCACCCGACTGCCACAGCAACGGAGGTCGTGGCCGAGATCGAAGCGATGCGCCGGACCCGGAAATGGTCGGCCTCGCGCATCACGTTCGAACTGCGTACCGACGGCATCGTCATTGCTCGTCGAACAGTCACGAAAATTCTGCGGAACCTAGGATTGCACCGTCGCCGGTTCATCGACCCGAACGGCGAAACCAACCGAAAACCACAGGTCATCGTCGCAAAACGGCCCGGTCAAATGGTGCACGTCGATGTCAAGAAGGTCGGGAAAATCCCGGACGGTGGAGGCTGGCGTGCCCACGGCCGTGGGTCCGACAAGGCCAAACGATCCCAGCGTAGGAAAACGAAGAACAAGCAGGCCCGTGTCGGTTACACCTACCTGCATTCCGCGATCGACGGCAACACCCGCCTGGCGTACACCGAGGCCCGCGACAACGAAACCGCAGCAACAGCCATCGATTTCATGAACAACGCCCGATTCTTCTTCGCCGCCCACGGCATCACCCGTATCGAGCGCGTGATCACGGACAACGGATCATGCTACAGGGCAGCAGATTTCACATCTTCACTGCGAGAAACGCGGCACTACCGCATCAAGCCGTACACCCCGAAACATAACGGGAAGGTCGAACGCTACAACCGTATCCTCGCCGAAGAACTGCTGTACTCCCGCGAGTACACCAGCGAAGCCGAGCGGCGCACTGCCGTCGAAATCTGGAATGTTCACTATAATTACCACCGACCGCATTCAACACGCGGAGGACGACCGCCTGCCGCTTACCGCCGGCATCGCGTAACTAACGTCCGTGCCTCGTACAGCTAGGTGAGGGTGGCTTCGAGCGATTTTTGATCGATATGGGCAATCGCCCGAAAGGTACAACCCTGGACAGAATTGATGGATCGCTGGGGTATTCGCCTGAAAACTGCCGCTGGTCAACCTATTTCGAACAGCAAGTGAATACTGGGATTGGCAGTAGGAATACATCGGGAGTGAAAGGCCTGTACTTCAATAAAGAAAATAGCAATTGGAATGTCTACATAAACGTAATGTATACGCGCATCAATCTTGGCACCTTTGCGAATAAGGACGACGCTACTACCGTGCGGAGAGTGGCTGAGGAAATATTCTTCGGCAGGTGTCTTGACGCCCTCAATACTAATCAGGAGGTAGCTAACTAGCCCCATATGGAAAGAACCAAATCCAAAAGAAAATACAAGCGAGCTGAAGTCCCACCCGAGCTGTTGGAAGCGACCAACCTCGACTTACTTGACCAGATCCTCAACATGCCAGGAGAACAGGGCGACACGTACACCCGCTATGTGAACCTAAGTCTCGGCAATCAAGCGTTGCTCATGATGCAGGGTGTCGATGAGCCGGTGAACACTCTGAAGCGCTGGGGCGAGGACTATGGGCGCACCGTCAAGAAGGGCTCAAAGGCCGCCTACATCCGCCGTCCAGTCTTCAGGAAGGAAGAGAACGATCAGGGCAAGGAAGAACAGCGCCTCACGGGATTCGTACTGTCCAAGAGCATGATCCGTGCATCTGACACGGAGGGTGAACCACTGCCAGCGATTGAGCTACCTGAGTGGAGCGAGACTCTCGCCATGCAGAATCTCAAGGTGGATGAGGTTCCGTTCGAAGGCCACGACGGAAATATCCAAGGGTGGTCCATCAACCGCAACTATGCGATTAACCCAGTCGCTCGTTACCCGTTCAAGACAAAGATCCACGAGTGGAGTCACATCGAAGCGGGACACACTGTTCCCGATGCTCATGCCGACTATCTGCAGCACCGTGGCGAGCGTGAGTTTGAGGCCGAAGGCAGCGCGTACATTGTCCTGAATCGTCTTGGGGCGCTAGCACTTTTCAACGCTGCCGAGAGTCGCCACTATGTGCAGACCTGGATGAAAGATCAGAAACCATCACCCGAATCTGCCGGCCGAGTCATACGAGTAGCGGAGAAGATCATCAAGGCTGGTCGCCATACGCCTGAATCTGCACCTCAACCTATCGAAGCCTGACGACAAGGCGATCCGTGCGGTGTTCAGTACGACGGACAAGATCGTGAGGGCGGGGCTTGAACCAGTTTCACCCCACCTCCAGCGATCAGTAGGTTGCGCTGAACCCTAGGAAGACGACGCCGACAGGTGCAAGGGTCATCGATACCTGAACCATGCGGTGCTTAATCCACGCAATCTTGCTCATCTCCACTAGTTGCTTAGACAGGGCAGGCAGGATCGGTGTGTTTTCCAGGTGGTCCTGCACGGTATCGGGAGTCAACTCACGTAGATGACCGAAGTAGATGAAGTTGCTTTGCGACTCGGGCACGAGGTTTGACGATCGGAGTCGAGGACGAACGACCCAGGCCGCACAGATAACTCCTAGAACAAGCAGAGAGTTACCGATGACGTACCAGACCACTGCCCATCCACTCAGGTGCTCGAACACTCGATCTTTGCTCGAGAGCGTGATCACTCCGACGAGGAGTGCACTTTCGATCGTCAGTGCGAACGAAGCTTTTGTGTCGACCTTGCCCGTCCAGTCGGTGAGTGCGGAGTGGATCTTCCAGGCCGTATCAACGGGATCGGGAGCAGTCATTTGAACGACCAATGGTACGACGAGCGATAGTAAGCGTACTCCTTACCACCAAACGTCTTTGTGTATGTCCCTTGCCACATGTCCTTTCCATTCGACAACTTGGCGACGTCTGACAAGCCAGAGTAAGTACCCTTCCCGATTCGAGTCACGAATTTAGCATCGTCGCCAGTGCTGCGAATGTCACTGAGCTTTGCAGCAAGGTTGGGGGCTACGCCAATGGAGATCATGTCGTCGTTGTCACGGAATCCTGCACGCGCGAGAAGTGTTTTACCCGTGGCGATTCCACTTGATTGTTTGAGATTCCAGCCGTTTGATTTCAGTGAGGGGATCTCGGCGTGGATGGCGGGAGTTACGTGAGTGTCAACCGCCCACTTGATCCGCATTGCAGCCTTCACAGCGCGATCTTCTTTGTCGGGGCCGGTAAACACCCCCATCACTCGATCCCCGTCGAAGCTCCTGATGTGACCGTCGAGCGAGCGAATAATCTTGGTGCTTACGTTGAGGAACCCACGAAAGACTCGGGCAGCTTCTTCACGCGATGCCGTAGCTGCGAGGGTCGACGAATCATGCATGTCGGTATAGAGATAGGTGGCGGAGATGATCTTTCCGCCATTGTAAGCAAGGTCTTCTGGTTTTGGAACCGACGTGTCTGACGAAGTAGATGACCGCGTCGTGACAGTCATTGATGTCTTGATCGTCTTCTCGATCTGGGTGTTGATGTCATCAAGCAGGCTCAAGAGAGTTAACCTTCCATGTCTGAGGATTGGACTAGCGTGCGCAATCGCGTCGCCTGGTTCTGCCTACCTACACACCCCAGCGTCCGTGCGAGCCGTAAACTTCGACGTGCTTGTCGCCGACAGTTTGGCCGTAACGCAGCCTCGACCAGACGTTTGAGGTTCTACCTGATGCAGTCGGAAAGTGGATCAGCTCATCGTCCAAGTCCTCATGGACGGCCTTCGTTATGTAGATGGAGTATCCCTCCTTGAGGTCACTCAGTTTCGCAGCGACATTCGGCGCACTACCTACAGAGATCAAGTCGCTGTTGTTGCGCGCGCCTCCGCGCACGATCAAACTCTCACCCGTGTCGATCCCGACCCTGTGGGAGATGTCCTTGAAGTCTTTACCATCGCTCCAAGCTGCCTCGATCGCCTCCGGTATCACCTCTTGAACGGCCCAGTTAATTGCGAAGGCAGCGCGGACAGCCTTTCGGTTTTTGTCATCACCGATGAAGATTGCCATCACTCTATCGCCGTCGAAGCTTCTGATCTCCCCGCCGTACTCGCGGAATATTCTGGTTGCCGAGTTGATGTACGCGCGGATGATCTTTGCCACGGTTTCGTCGTACAGCGTGGACTGAACCAGTTTGGTAGAACCGGCTAGATCTGCGTACGCATAGGTGGCGTCGATCCGGCGACCGCCGTCCTTCATTACGATGTCGTCGGTCTTGGGCACTACGCGAGCGTCAGTGATCTTCCATGTCGTCGTCATGATCTCTCTGACGCTTGTTTCGATAGTGGGATACACAGAAAGCTCTCCTGGCGCTCGGCGTTACTGCAGATTTGTAACATTACTTGAACGGTCCGACAGCTCGGTTACTCTTCACAAAATCGCCCTGACGTGCGTAAATAGTAGTACATGGCAGAAAAAACTCCTCAAGAAGAAAAGAACAACAAGGGCGGACGACCGCTCAAGTACCAGACGGTCGAGGAACTTGATCTTGCAATTCAGAACTACTTCGCTGAGTGCGACCCACACACGACGAAGGCACTTGTCGAGACTGGACGAGACGGCCAGGGCAACATGTTGTTCGATACCCGGACGATCTTGACTGAGCAGAAGCCGTACACGATGGCGGGTCTCGCTCGGGCGCTTGGGATTAGTCGCCAAACACTTCTCGACTACTCCAATCGTGATGAGTTTCTGGACTCGCTTAGAGGGGCCAAGCAACGGTGCGAGGAGTACGCAGAGTCCCAGCTGTTCGGTCCGTTCGCGAATGGTGCCAAGTTCAATCTGACGAACAACTACCGAGGTAAGTACCAGGATTGGTCTGACAAACAGTCGATCGACCACACCTCTGATGGCAAGCGGATTGAGGCACCTGCTGTCTACATGAGCACTATCGCTCCACGAGATCCTGAGGATGCTCCAGCTCAAACCGAAACAGATTGAGGCCGTCCAAGCGGTCAATGATCCAACGGTCGACACGTTGGTTCTTCTAGGTGTAGTCGGATCTGGCAAGACAGACGTAGCGGCACACATCGACATCTCGATCGCGCTCCAGTTCCCCAAGACCTACTGGCCTGTCTTCCGTCAAAACATAAGCACTGCAATCAAAACCATCATTCCGTCGTATCTAGAGATGGCTGACAAAATGGGTCTGGTTGAAAACGAAGACTTCACCTACAACCAGCAGGCCAAGACCATCACCTTCCCGAACAAGTCGGTGATCGTGTTTGTCGAAGCTGATCCAACCAAGGACCGCGGCGGTAAGAAGATCAAGGGAATCAACGCTAGCTGTTGTGGGTATGGACGTTGTTGACGCGGGACTGAAGTAGACGGGCTGGTCCTCGGCGTAAGAATGGGAGTTGCGACACAACCGTTCTCGACCAAAAAGGACCAGCCCTGTGACACACCGTAATGCCCCACTCACTGTCGAAGGAAGACGACGACTCGTCGAGCGGTGCCAGAGCCGTCCGATCGCCCACGTCGCCGCAGAAATGGGTATCTCACGCCAATGCGCATCCAAGTGGGTCAACCGGCACCGCAAGTACGGTGACCTGGGACTGCAGGACCGATCCAGCACACCAATACACCAACCGGCCGCCACCGCGGCAGGGATCGTGACCGAGATCGAATCCATGCGACGAACCCGAAAATGGTCGGCCTCACGCATCACCTTCGAACTGGGAACCGACGGCATCGTCATTGCTCGTCGAACAGTCACGAAAATTCTGCGGAACCTAGGATTGCACCGTCGCCGGTTCATCGACCCGAACGGCGAAACCAACCGAAAACCCCAGGTCATCATTGCGAAACGACCTGGTCAGATGGTCCACGTCGATGTGAAGAAAGTCGGGAAGATCCCCGACGGCGGCGGCTGGCGTGCCCACGGCCGCGGCTCCGAGCAGGCCAAACGATCCGAGCGCCGGAAAAAGAAGAACAAACAGGCCCGCCTCGGCTACACCTATCTGCATTCCGCGATCGACGGCAACACCCGCCTGGCGTACACCGAAGCCCGCGACAACGAAACCGCTGCAACAGCCATCGATTTCATGAACAACGCCCGCGTCTTCTTCGCCGCACACGGAATCGCTCGCATCGAGCGCGTGATCACCGACAACGGATCATGCTATCGCGCAGCAGATTTCACATCTTCACTGCGAGAGGCACGGCACTACCGGATCAAGCCGTACACCCCGAAACACAACGGGAAGGTCGAGCGCTACAACCGCATCCTCGCCGAAGAACTGCTGTACTCCCGCGAGTACACCAGCGAAGCCCAGCGTCGCACCGCCGTCGAAATCTGGAATGTTCACTATAATTATCACCGACCGCATTCAACACGCGGAGGACGACCGCCTGCCGCTTACCGCCGGCACCGCGTAACTAACGTCCGTGCCTCATACAGCTAGCGGCAACCACATCGATGAAGCCGACGAACTTGAGTACGAGATGTTCATCCAGGCGACCTCACGTAAAGGGCGTCGCAACGAGGCTGGTCAGCCTTCGATCTCCATTGTGACGATGAACCCGAACGACGGATGGGCGAAGGAGCTGTACTACGACCGATGGCGGGCAGGGACGCTACCGGCGAACATCCGGGTGATCGAGTTCGACCTTTCCGACAGCTGGTTGTCACCACGCGACATCGCAGCCCTGATGACAAACCCGGACTGGTGGGTTCAGCGCTACATGATGAACAACTGGAACTTCAGCGATGAATCGACCTCGCTGTTCAAGTCCCGGCACTGGGCCGCATCACTGACTGACAAGCTTGAAGCGACGGATCTACGTGTGGCCGGCTACGACGTTGCCCGCAGCGGAACTGATCGATCGGTGAGGGCGCTCGTCTACGGTACGACGATTGCCGACATCTTGATTACCAAGGACAAGACAGAACAGATCGACACCTCAGTCCAGGCAGACATGCTGGTGGAAGACACGGTTGAGTTCGAGTACGGACTCGACAACATGGCAGTCGATGCGGTGGGTCTAGGTGTTGGCGTGGTGGATGCGCTCGCTAAGCAGGGCTATCACGTCCACGAGTACATGAGTGGTGCTAAGCCAGATCCAGACGTCATGCTCAGTGCCGAGGATTCCATGCCCGTCAACTTCGACAACCTCCGCTCTCAGATGATCTACCTCTACGCCCGTGGGGTGGAGTTGGGAATTATCAAGCACTACAGCGGATGTCCGTATGTCAGGGAGTTGCAGAAAGAAGCGATGATCCACAACTTCGAGATCACCGACAAGGTTCTGAAAGTGGAGAGCAAGGACAAGATCAAGAAACGACTGGGATCAAGCCCGGATCTTCTCGACGCAGTGATCATGGCACTTTACGTTGCACTACGGCCGATCCAAGCCTTTCCAAATCAGGGAGATAGCGATCGAAACTCAAGCGCCCCAATCACTTCGGGCTTGTTCGGCTCATCGTTCTGATTTACATTGAAGGTAGATGGCAAAAGGCACTTCCAAGAAGAATCCACTAGAACTCGGGGACTCTGGCGTTCAGATCTTGAACGGCATTATTACTGGTGACGAATATCGACCGGAGCTTCGTGGCCGTGCTCTGATGAGAACGATCGAAGAGATGCGCCGTGGTGACGCCACTGTTCATGCGGGCTTGATGGCGGTGAAGATGCCGATCGTTGCCGCCGAGTGGAGCGTTGAATCTGGGGGAGAGGACGAGCAGGACACTGCCGCCGCTGAACTTATCGACTACAACTTCAATCAGGTGCTCAACTGGAAGGCTGTTCTTACCGAGGCTCTGACCATGCTGGACTTCGGTTTCTCCGTGTTCGAACTCGTCTTTGACTGGGCGAACGTCAACGGCGTCGATCGTGTGGTGTTGGTGAAGATTGCTTACCGCAAGCAGACGACGATCGAGAAGTGGACGCAAGAGGACGGTAGTCCAGGGATCGTGCAGCGCAAGGCAGATGGCACTGCGGTTTCAATCCCCGATGACAAGCTCCTAGTCCTCACTCACCAACAAGAGGGCGACAACTGGCAGGGTGTCTCGATACTGCGTTCGGCCTACCAGAACTGGTACTACAAGAAGACCTTCTACCAAATCGATGCGGTCAAGCATGAGCGTCAGGCGCTTGGCGTCGTGAAGATCAAGTATCCGAAGGGCGCTACGCCTGCGATGCGCGAAGAAGCGAAGGCAGCAGCACAGAACGTGCGAGCAAATGAGCGCGCTTACATCGAGGAGCCAGACGGCTGGGACATCAACTTTATGGACATGATGGCCAGTACGACTGCTGATCCGAAGGAATCAATCTCCCATCACGATCGCCAGATCCTCAAGAACATGGCAGTGCAGTACATCGACATTGGTTCAGCTGGATCAAGCGGCTCGTACTCTGCATCGACTGATCAGCGCCGATTGCTTGAGCTTCAAGACCAGGCGATCGCGTCGCAGATAGCTGCTCGGATCAATGACAAGGTGGTCAAGGCCATCGTCGACATGAACTTCAACGTCACCGACTACCCGAAGTGGAAGGTCGGCCAGATCGGTCAAGAGAACGTCCAGGAACTTACCGAGGCAGTGGCGAAGATGACCAGCTCGAAGCTTCTCACTCCAACTGACCAGGATGAAGAGCACGTTCGCAAGGTGTTGCGCTTCCCTGACATGCCGGAAGACATCAAAGATCAGCCGCGGGAACAGGTGAAGCCAGAGTCCAAGGTCGAGCCGGAGCAACCTGAAAAGACAGACATCAAGGAAGATGAGCCTGCGACCAAGCAGCTCGAAGCAAGTACGAAATCTAAAGTGCGCCCGATCAATGCACAGGTAAGTGCTCGGGACTTCCCTGGTCTGCACGAAGGACTTGGAATCGAGACTGACAAACTCGGCTGCATCATGCTCGACACCGAAACTATCGATGTTCTCAAGCACGTTGAGGGAGGCGAGTCGGACCTAGTTGAATCCACGGCGGAGCACGATCACGCTATGGGAGCTGTGGCTGAGACCGAGCCTCATGTGACGTTGCTATTCGGCTTACTCAAGAACGGGAACGTCTGGAAGGACGAAGTCGATACCGTGCTCGATGGGTGGAAGATGGACGCCGTCACGATCAGTGAGATCGGGTTCTTCGATCTCACTGACAAGTTCGCGATCGTGGCACACATTGAGACCACACCTGAATTACTCGACGGCCATGATCGACTGACTCTGTTGCCTCACGTTCAGACCTTCAGTGAATACAAGCCTCACATGACGTTGGCCTATGTCGCGCACGACCAGGCAATCGCCGATAAGTGGGTGGATGCACTTGGGGCACAGTACAACGGTGCGACTCTCAAAGCTAAGGGGATCAACTACGGTGATCTGCCAACTGACGACGAAGATACCGACAAGAAGATCGAGGCATCACTGATCTCAACGGCACGGAAGTTCAAGGACGCAGTAATGGACAAACTCTATGGATCGCACAACGCTGCTTAGAGTCAAATCTGAACTGACGCAATCGATCCGAGCAAGTGAAGACTGGCAACCCAGCTACAAGGCTCATCCTGAGACGTTCAAAGCGCTTCTATTGCACGAAGCGGAATTCCCTCTCTGTCAGGATTTAGTGAGACACTCGGAGGCAACCGAGATCACTCACTGAGGGCATGAAACGAGCACCACCGATGAGCAGCCCGAACCCCGAAACACCGTCAGATTCGCCGGCGGATCCTGCCCCGAAACCGACCCGCAGAACCTTCACCACTGAATACCGCAACCGCATCCTCGACGAATACAACAACGCCCCACACGGAGAGAAATCTGCAGTCCTGCGCCGCGAAGGTTTGTACCAATCTCAACTCCGAGAATGGGCCCAAGCCAGAACCGCAGCGGCCGGGAAGTCTCGACCGAAAGCGGTCGCCCATCCCGACACCGACGCCGCGACACGTAAGGAAATGGCCCGACTGACACGCGAGAACGCTCGTCTGGCAAAGCAATTGACGCAGACGGAGGCCGCGCTCGAGATCATGGGAAAACTTCACGTGCTCTTGGAATCCATCTCCGAGAGCACGGACACACCGCCCTTACCGAAGACGCACTGAACAGCACATTCGCCGACCTGCGAGCCGCCGAAATCCCCACCAGGCGATCCTGCATCCTGATCGGGCGATCCCGCGCCACCCACTACCGTCACCAGCAACCACCCGTTCAAGGTCCCCGGAAACCAAGACCCATCCCGGACAACGGCCAAGCGCTCACCGCATCCGAGCGAGCGAAAGTTTTGACCGTCATCAACAGCGACAAGAACGCTGACCTGGCCATATGTCAGATCTGGGCGCGGGAACTCGACGAGGGAAACTACTGGTGTTCACTGTCGAGCATGTATCGGATCGCCGCCGCGGCCGGACAAAACCGTGAACGCCGACGAACAGCGACACATCCACCGAAGGCGATCCCCGAACTCCTCGCCGACGGACCTTCACAGGTCTGGACCTGGGACATCACCAAACTTCGCGGGCCCACCAAGGGCGTGTGGTTTCACCTGTACGTACTGATCGACATCTACTCTCGCTACAACCCGTCGTGGATCGTGGCTGCACACGAAAGTGCTGAATTGGCAGCTGAATTCATTGCGGAAGCAATCGAGCGCAACGGCATCGCCCCGCACACCGTCCACGCGGACCGCGGCACTTCGATGACCTCAGGATTGGTGTCGGAACTGCTCACCAACCTCGGCATCACCCGGTCGCATTCACGACCGCGAGTATCGAACGACAACCCGTACTCCGAGTCGCAATTCAAGACTCTGAAATACCTGCATGATTTCCCGACTTCGTTTGCATCACTGGATGATGCACGAGTGTTCTTGGAAGGATTCTTCAACGAGTACAACCATATTCACCGTCATTCGGGAATTGCCTGGCATACGCCGGCGTCGGTGCACTTCGGGACCGCTGACGCGGTCGACGAGGCCCGGCAGATCACTCTGAACGAGGCTTACGTCGCGAACCCTGCCCGGTTTTCGCGCCGGCCAAGTCCGCCCGAGATGCCGACCGTATTCTTCATCAACGAACCGGTCTCGGAATCGCAGATCAACTGAACGTCACTGTCTCACTTGACTTGACACATAGCGATTAGAGCAAGCCGTGGCCGAATATCTCGCTGGCCTAGCTCAGAGAGCGCCACAGTACGTGGATTGGTCACTCGTTCCTGAACCCGTCAAGGCTGCTGCCAGCCCACTCGCCAACAAAGACGACGACTTGTGGAAGGCCGAAGAGTTCGATCTGACGAAGGCTGTCATCGATGCGATCACCATGCTCACCACCACGGGAGCGCAGGCCGGCGAACTGGCATCGGGGATCTACATCGGCGTTTCGTCGTTGTCTCAAACAGTGCTCGTAGCTGCTCGTGAACAGGTAGCGACGCTCGTGAGCCAGGTGACGGAGACGAATCGCAAGCTCATCCGAGAAGCGATCAAACAGTCGATCGCCAGGGGAGAAGATGTCGCTGGGGCCATCGAACGCATCAAGACCGTCGTGAACAACCCTGTACGAGCAGAGATGATCGCGCAGACAGAAAGTGTGAACGCGTATCAAACGGGGCTGAAGAACTTCGCTGCGGAGACGAACGCGGTGGGTAAAGTGTGGGAATCACTGGCAGGCGCATGTAAGCAGTGCTCTCCACTGGATGGTGAGGAACGGAAGATCGACGAGCTGTTCAGCAACGGCAAGGATCGGCCAAGCGCTCATCCACGTTGCCGCTGCGGTGTCTACTACCAATACTGATGGTAGCTCCCAGTACTACGCGTCCCAGAGGATTGCTTCTGCACCGATACGTGCAGATATGGCTTCGTCAAGATCATCGAATCGACCCAGCCTTATCAGTTTTCCACCACTACCTATGCACGCTGTGTATCGAAGCCCGGATGTTGTACGGACGTGATCGACTCCTCGGACTCCGTACGGGTTCCCTTTGGGAGCTCTTCTATTCTGTGCCTGCTCGCTTGACGTCGCCCAGCGACAATTCTCAGGACTGTAATCGCCGTTGTTGTCGATCCTGTCGATTGAATGCTTGGCGCTCGGACGCTTTCCCATATCCGTGAAAAAGGCTTGGTAGTTAGTGCGCCATCTACTGCAAACGCGAATGCCACGTCCGCCGTAGTGTCTGTACGCTTCACTATTCACGTTATAGCACCGACTTTTCAATGCGTGCCAAGCATCATATTCTGGGGTGCCATATAGTCCGTGTTTTCCAACTATGCGACGGACTAGCGTAGTTCCATTTCTTCGTACACGTTCGTAGTGCTTCCGGCACATACTTTTTGAGTAGCTAGTCATTTCGCAACCGCTAATGATACAATTAGCCATAAGATATCTCCTTGTGGTTTAAGCGCTTAAGGAGGTATTTTTTATACCTCGCTAATAATATTACCACTAAAGGCTGATGGTCTATTGACTTTTGGGTGCAGGTAAATGATATTCATGACATGGCAAAAGGTTTCCACAACTTAGTAAAAATCAAAGCTGATTCAACAGGTCAGGCACCAAAGACGATCGAGCTACTTCGCACGGGCGAGTGGCACACACCATGGCACGGTGATTTCGAGATCACCAAACAGGATCTACAACAGTTCGCAGCCAACGTACAGGCGGGCGTCGGACTGGTTGCAGACGATCCGAAAGTTCCTCTCAACTACGGCCACGCATCGTATGACAAAGCTGCGGGCTGGATTTCGCATGTCTACGTCAGTGATGACGGCGAGGCATTGCTTGGAGATCCTGACTGGACTCCAGCCGCTGAAGAAGCGATCAAAGCTGGTGAGTGGCGATATCTTTCGCCAGAGTTCAACCCACGCGATTGGCCGTGGGAAGACCCTGAAGAGGAGTACCACTTCGTCAACAACGTACTGACGGGTGCTGCCCTCACCAACATCCCACTTTTCAAGAAACTGAAACCGATCACAGCCTCGCGCATCAAGCCTGAGAAGGCAATCAGAGCGAGCGCTGCCGGTGACGGTGATAAACATAATCAAGGAGAACCTATGGATCTAAAGGAGATTCGAGCAAAACAAGTTGCTGACCTTACTGAGGAAGAGAAGACATTCCTGAGCGAGAATAAAGCAGACCTCACAGCGGAAGAGCTGACAACTTTCGGACTCGAAAAGACTGATGACGAAGCGGCAAATGCCGACGCAGCAAAAGAAGCTGCCGACAAGGCAGCCGTAGAGCAAGCGGAAGCAGACGCGAAAGCTGCTGCAGAACAAGCAGAGAAGGACAAGATCGAAGCAAGCCGCAACGGTGGTGTCTCGATCACTGCTGACCGTCTAGCAAAGCTTGAAGCTGATGCTCAAGCTGGCCGCGAAGCGCGACAGCAACTCGACCAACGTGATGCGGAAGAGATCGTAGATCGCAGCATCAAAGCTGGTCAGATCAAGAGCGGCGACAAGACTCGCTGGACGAAACAACTACTTGCATCACGTGGAGATGACCGCAAGAACCTCGAAGAGCTTCTAGCCGGCCTTCCTAAGAACGAGATCGATGGCAAGGAACTTGGCGATGCAGGCCGCACTGTCTCAGTTGAGGCAAGCACCGAAGTCCACAACCGTGTCGTCAAGATCCAGGCAGATGCACGTGCAGCAGGAGGCAGTGTTGCTTACTCGACGGCACGTAAGCAAGTGCTCGATGCAGACGCGAATCTAAAAGAACAATTGAAAGAGGAGGAGAAATAGATGTCATACCAACCAGGTGACCGATACACGGCAGTCGCAGGTGCAGACCTGACAGGCAAGCGATACCACATCGCAAAACTCGATGCTAACGGCGAAGTAGTTCTAGCAGCAGCGGCAACAGACAACATCCTTGGTGTTCTCGATAACGAGGTCAAAAAGGGTGGAGTTGCCGAGGTGGTCCTAGCGAACGGTCAAGGCACATTCAAGGTTAAAGCTGCGAACGCAGTAATTGCCAAGGATGCATTCATTACAACTGATGCAAGCGGTAAGGCAGTTGCCACTACCACTGCAGGCAACCGGGTCATCGGTCGCGCAGTACGCGCAGGTGTAGCGAATGAGGTGATCGAATACGTAAAACATAACGAAAAATACTAAGAAAGGCTGACAACTTAATATGGCAAATCAACCACTATATGTAGACCAAGCTCTGACAAATGTCAGCACCGCGTGGCTCAACAACGATCGCGATTTCATCTCGGACATAATCTTCCCTGAAGTGCTCGTCTCGCAACCAACATTTGAAGTAGCTGCGTACGGCAAAGATGCGACTCGCGTCCCAAATAGCTCAGTTCGTACAGGTGAAGCTCTCGCGAAACGTGTAAGCCTTAACCGTAGCGTCAACACACTCGGACCTCTTCAGGAGCACGCACTCAGCGACTTCGTCACGAAGATGGACTACAAGCTCTCCAAAGAGCTATTCGAGCCTGAAGCAGATGCAGTCGAGAACATTCACCAGAAGCTCGCCTTGATCGATGAGAAATCGCTTGCAACTCAGCTCGCTGACACATCAGTGATCACACAGAACACTACTCTCAGTGGAGCAAGTCAGTGGAATGACGCGAACTCAACTCCGTTCCAGGACATAGCAACCGGTTCAGCGACGGCTGGCTTCAAGCAGTACAACACTCTCTTCATGGGGTCAGAGGCGTTCAGCGCATTGATGTTGCACCCTGAACTACTTGATCGCATCAAGTGGAGCCAGACAGGTGTACTTACTGAGGAAGCGATTCTTACCCTTTTCCGACCATTCAACATCGAGCGAATCGTCGTCGGTCGTGCGAAGAACGACGTTGCCAAGGAAGGCACAGGCTCAAGCTCATTCCAGAGCGTATGGGGCAAGAACGCATGGCTTGGATACGTGACCAACCGTCCAGCTCGCAAAGAGCTCAACGGTGGCTACAAGTTCCGACTCGAAGAAGGTCGCGAAGTAACACGTGAAGTGAAAGCAAACCCATCAGGAACTGAGATCGTTGTGAGCGACTACTACGACCACATCATCATGAACCCTGAAGCTTTCTACCTTCTAAAAAACGTAGTGGCTTAGTCCGAAGGAATTATTGACATGGTAAGAATAGAACCAGGATTCAAAGGAGCGAAACTCGTTGGCGCGGTGGTAGACACCGCTGCCAACCCAGTGCCAGCGGCAACCGCTACGGTAGTCGGTGGAGTGAAGAAGGGGGCAGCAGTCGCACCTATCACTCCCGCTGCTGACGGCACGGCCGCAGGGACAGCGCTCAACGCACTCATTGCCTCGTTGAAGGCTGCGGGAGTAATCGCGTAATGGCACAAGTAACACTCATCAGCGCGGTTAAGCACGATAGCAAAAACTACAAACCAGGGGACACGTTCGAAGGCGACAAGAAGATCGTTGACGAACTGATCCGAGCTGGCGCAGCACAAGATCCAAGCACGGTAGTCGAGCAGACTTCGGCAGTCGAAACGGCCGAAGATGAAGCGAAAACTATTGTGGCAGAAGCTCAGAAAGACGCAGACAAGATCAAGTCTGACGCCGAAGATGAAGCGAAAACTATCATCGGGAAAGCGGAGGAAGCATCAGGCCTGAAGATCAAGGAAGCAGAGAAAGCGCTCGCTGACGCCAAGGCTGAAGCTGAGAAGCTCGTCAAAGACGCTCAGGACGCCGCTAAGAAGGCTCCGGACACAAAGACCAACACATCTGCGAAGTAGAAGCTACGACGCAACAGAACACACGAGACCGCCTGATGAGGGCGGTCTCGTGCGTTCTGCTTTAGCCATGTCTTACTTCAGGTATTCGTACTTCTCGTAAAATGCCCCCACGGTCGTCTGAAGGCTGCGGAATCCTGGGGCTTTCGATCGGTCGGCGCTGGGGTCCATCCACAATGGTGTGATGGAATGGACTACCCAGTACATCAATGGCTCGACAATCGTTTCGTACACTTCGGTCGATGGGCCGAAGAACCCAACGATGCCCTCCATTTTTTCGACTATTGATCGACCTGCTGACACTGGGTCGACGGCACCGCTGAGTACAGAGCGCTGCAGCACACCGACCTCATCTAGTGCGCTACCAGCTTGCTCTCGGGTCAAGATGATCACGGTCGTGGCTCCATGTCAGTAGCGGACGTTTAGGGAATCGAGTGCGCGGCGCAAACCTGGAAGATTACGAGCCTTGGAATCGAGGCTCTGGTAAATGCTGTTGGACGCCAGGAGCGCTCCCTTAGCTGAGAGATCCCGGAGGTAGTTGAAGTCTTTTCGGTAGGAATCTGGGATGTCGCCGGACATGCTATTCTCCCTTGCCTGGATGGAATGTGCGAGTTGTCGTCAGTGCAATGGCTTGTTCATTTAAGCACTTGGGTACCGAATCCACAATCATCCGTTTGGAGGACACGATTGGTTGTTGTGAACTATGCAATCAGGGTGTCCTGTGCTTAATTAGAAGTAGATGCAATTCGACAACCACGTCAACCTACTGATCGGCACAGTCCGAGTCGCTCCAGATCCCTCGACTACGGGGGAGTCCTTTACGCTGATGCCAGGAGATGCAGCCCCGTTCAAGCCGAACATGCCAGTCACCCTGGTCGCCCCTGACGTAGAGATGCCCACGCGGGACAACGCGGAGATCGCCTACGTACGCGAGGTCAACGATCACGAGCTGGTAGTCACACGCGCACAAGAGGGCACGCTTCCAATGCAGGTGAAGTCTGGGTGGAGGGTGGTAGCCAGTCTGACGGTGAAGACGATCACCGATATTGAGCATGCTGTGGCTCAGAAGGTGTCGCCGGAAGATCTCGCTGAGGTTGCCATGAGCGGTGAGTACCAAGACATACTCAATATCCCTGAGCCAGTAGATATCTCAGGAAAAGCCGACACAGCCTACGTCGACGCACGCGATGCCTTGGTCGCACAGACATCTGAACTTGCCTTGGAGGAAGCGGTCACCAAGCTGTCTCCACGCACGTACGAGGTCCCTGATGGCGTAGAGAACTATCAAATTCCTACGGATGCGAGTGTCGTCATTGCTCTTGGGTCTCAGATCGGCTCGTGGATACTGCCCGTCCCCGTGGAGAATAAACAGATAACCGTCATTAACTCTAGTGGTGACCCCGTGTCTGTAGACGGGGCGTATGCACCTCATTCAATCGTGAGTGGCGGGCAGACGACATTTACTGCGGTGAGCGTATCGGGAGATGATTTGCTGTGGGCATTCATCGAAACAGGAAGTGTGGATGCGATAACGAAGCTCTCCAGTATAGAGGCTGGGGCACAGGTGAATGAAGTCAATTCAGTAAATAGCAAGCAAGGCGCTATAGTGCTTACTAAATCAGACATAGGCCTCGGCAACGCAGACAACACCTCCGACCTAGATAAACCAGTGAGTGCCGCTACGCAGACGGCATTGAATGGAAAAGTAGATAGATCGAGTACGGCCAACGTGATCTACGGTAGAAACTCGGCCAATGTGGAATCAGCGATACCAATGACGGAAACAGCAGCCACGCCCTGGACTATACCAAGACGGGATAGTGCGGGACGCATGAAGGTTGTGGCGGCAGCTGCCGCAGAGGATGCTGTGAATAAGTTCCAAATGGACGCAGCAGACGCCCTAAAGGTGAATAAGGCTGGGGATACGATGACGGGGCAACTCAGGATGGCTAGCTCTGCCGCAAATGGACTAATAAGAGTTGAGCAAGCAGCAAACAACTCAAATAACGGCATCCGAATGGTTAATGCAGGAGTGACACTTGGTGCCAATGTCTACTTTTCTGATGCCTCAACGCTTTCAGTAATTTCTGACGGTACATTAAATCTTAACGGGGCTGGAAACAGAGTTCGCATATCTGGCTCAGAAGTAATATCAGGCACTGGCTTCCCTAACGGCGTAGTATCTGCTCCTGTAGGCTCTACTTACATAGACACTAACGCTACAAATGGTGCTATAGAATGGAAAAAAGCAACAGGCATAGGTAATACTGGGTGGGTTGTGAGTGTGGGGGATATATCAACTACAATTCCAGCGTCTGACTTACTTAACGGTTGGGACTATGAAAGTGCTATTTTTGGTATGCGACTTGCAAGGACTGGGAATATAGTTACTCTAATAATCCCTTCTATTGGGTTGCGTGGAACATCTGCGACAGCTAACATATTCTATGCACTTCCTGCAGGGTATCGTATAAACACTACTGGAAATTACGGAATGGTGGGTTATATTGCTGCTGGTGGTGTGATTGCTGTAACTAGAGACTTCAATAATCTATCATGCTCGGCTAGAACTAACATCAGTGGAATACTATCATGGAGAACTTCAGAACCGTGGCCAGCAGCATAAAACAATAAGGAGAACAATCATGGACCCATTCGACACAAGCAAATATAATATTCAAAGAAAAGAAGACGGTACACTCGTCAGAGTAGACGGCCTAGGCGGTGAAACACCCGAAATGACCATTGACTACTACGACTCACAAATTGCCTACCACGAGCAAGTAGTGGCAAATCTTGAAGCGCAAAAGATGAAATTGGCTGATTGGTTGGTGGATAATCCAGAGGTAGAAGCGGACGAGCCAGCGGAGCTACAAGTACCAGAAAACGCCGCCAACTAGAGACGTCAGATGAACTACATCACCACTCCCCACGAAGCTGAACTGAACGCAGCAGAGAAAATGAAGTCCTGGGGCTTCACCGATGCCGTCGCTACAACTGGAGGAGCAGATGGTGGGATCGACGTTCGGTCGTCATCCGCGTTGGCGCAGGTGAAGTGGAAAGGCGGTGCTGCGGGCAGGCCTGAGATGCAGCAGCTGTACGGGGCGCGGGGGACTGATACCAAGAAGGCGCTATTCTTCTTTGCAGCGTCGAGTTACAGCAAGGCTGCGGTCGCCTATGCGGATGAGGTAGGTATCGGGTTGTTCACCTATGACCCGCTGGGCGAGGTGACGGCTGTGAATGCGCAGGCAGCTGCGGTGCTCAAAAGCCCGAAGGTTGTCGTCTCTTTTCCTGGTTGGGACTTTGGGCTTATCGGCGCGCTTATCGCTGTAGCTGCCCTCTTACTGGTATTCATTTTCACAATCTGATGTATATTCAGAGATGAAATGTACGGCGCAACGCAATTCGGTCAGATCCCTTTCGGCGGCAGTATCCGTCGAGTTGTTCACGATCTCGGACGCCGGGCGTTGTACGCGACAGTCTTGACGTCTAGTTCGAGCGCGACCGTACTGGAAAGCGTTAAACGGTAACAACTCTCATGGCAACAACACTTCAAGTAGATTCATTCAGTCTCAACAATATTCGTGAACGCACCACACTGGTTGAGGGTGTATCCGAGGGCGCAACAGAAATCAGAGTCGCGAGCACTCAAGGCTACGTACCTGGTTCGATCATCTACGTAGGTGAACTGGCGCGTGATCGGTGTGAGAAGGCCGTGGTTGCATCCGTGACGGGCGGATCGACTGTGAGTCTGGTTTCACCGCTCGAGTACCCTCACGCAGCGTTTGGTGATGTCACAGCCGTACTTGGCGACATGATCCACTTCTACCGAGCAGCCAATGTGGACGGGAAAGTGCCGGCCGATGACCTGTTCAGTGTTCTCGCTACGCGTGACATCGATCCTGACCAACCATCGACGTACATGACAGATTCGGCGGGTGGGTCTGGATTTTGGTATCGCAGCACCTATTTTAATGCGAGCACGAACGAGGAGACTGCGCTCACCGACAGTGAAGCTCGGCGGGGCCAGGACTGTGGCATGACCCCCGTGAAGTGACCCGCAAGTTATGAGAATCCTTCCGCCCTGATCAAGGGCATGAAAGGCTTCATCTCATGGCTGGACGCAAACGGCACACACCCGAACAGATCATCCGCAAACTGCGCCACGGCGACGAACTCGCCGCCACAGGCGCCGACGTCGAGGAAATCGCCCGACAACTCGACGTCTCGGTGCCGACGCTCTACAACTGGCGCAAGCAGTACGGCGGTATGAAAGCCGACGACGCCAAAGAGTTCAAGGAACTCAAGAACGAGAACGCCCTGCTCAAGAAGCTCCTCGCCGAAGCCGAGCTCGAAAAGGCTGCCCTCAAGGAGATTGCTCGGGGAAAATTCTGAGCCCGACCGCCAAACGAAACGCCGTGATGATGCTCCAGGAAACAATGGGGCTCTCGCAGCGTTTCGCCTGCAGAATCGTCGGGCAACCACGATCGACCCAACGCAAGAAAGTAGCAAGGAACACCTCGGATGATCCGGATGCCGATCTGCGGAAGTGGTTGCGGGACTGGGCCAAAGCGAATGCCCGCAAGGGATTTCGTCGGGCGTGGGCGGACTTGCGTGCCGCGGGCTGGGTGATTAACAAGAAGAAGGTTCAGCGACTCTGGCGCGAGGAAGGACTGCGGGTGAACGTCCGCAAGATACGTAAACGGGCCGGCGCCTCGACTACTCCGATCACCGAGGCAGATGCACCGAAGGTTGTGTGGGCGATCGACTTTCAGTTCGACTCGACCACCGAGGGCCGGAAGTTCAAGATCGCGTCGATGGTCGACGAACACACCCGCCAGTCCGTACTGAACATTGTCGAGCGATCCATCCCGGCAGAGGACCTCGTCGCAGCGTTGAAGAAGGCGTTCGCGCTCTGGGGCGGCCCACCGCAGGTCCTGCGGTGCGACAACGGGCCCGAGTTCATCTCCGAGGCGCTGAGGACGTTCTGCGAGGATCAGGTCGGTATCGGCTACGTTCCACCTGGTCAGCCGTGGAAAAACGGCTACATCGAGTCCTTCAACAACCGTGTCCGTGACGAATGCCTGAACATGAACGAATTCCACAGCCTCCTCGAAGCTCGGGTGGTCATCGAGGACTGGAAGGAGGACTACAACAACCGGCACCGTCATTCATCGCTGGCGTATCGAACTCCAAATGAGTACGCTGCCAGCTGTATTCACACGCATTGATTCTCTGATAGCGAGTGGCTCACCAAATGGGGTCCTGCCAACTGGGGTAACTACTGTTCGCTCGATGAGATCCGCACTGAGGCAGGATTTACCAGTGCTTTCAACCTGAACGACAGCCTGATCTTCCAGCATCGACGATCGGCGCAGAGCGAGATCAATACTGCACTTGGATCTGTCTACACAGTGCCATTCAAGCCTGTCCCTGAAATCATCCGCACACTGACAATCAAGCTCGCTGCAGGGATGCTCCTGCAATCGGCTTACGGTGAGCGATCCTCACAGGCCAGTCTCAAGCTAAAAGAAGCACGCAACCAGATCAAAGCAATGCAGGATCGAGATCAGACCATCTCAGACGAGGACGGTCATTCGATTGCTGGTGGCGGGATCACTAGCTGGCCAGGTGAAGACCAGCCACGAGCGTTCCATATGGGTGATCGGTTCTAGCTGATGGCGGGATCTGTTGTCCGCGTCAAAATTTCGGGCGACAAGGATGTCGTCAAGATGCTCAACGATGTCGGGTTAGAACTCAAAGACATGCAACTCGCGATGAAGGATGTCGGTAAGTACCTCAAAGGTCTGTACTCGGGTGAGGTCTTTGCTTCCAGGGGCGGGATTATTGGCGAGAGCTGGCCGCGCCTGAGTACGAAGTATGCAGCGTGGAAGGCCAAGAGGTTTCCCGGTCGCCCCGTCTTGGTTCGAACGGGGCTGATGCAGAGGTCGTTCAGCTACGCAGCGCAGCCATTGCAGGTTGAGATCAGCAACAAGGCCGCGCACTTCCGATACCACCAGAGCGATGAACCGCGCACGATCATGCCGTACCGCCCGATGATGAAGGTCGAGGACGCTCAGTACAACGAGATCGTGAAAACCATCAACGCTCGACTCGAGGCAACGATCAAGGCGAAGGGAGGAATCTAGCCATGTACGAGGAAACAACACAACGGATCGTCGACCTGATGAAGGAGACCTTCGTCGGTGGTCCCTTCGTAGAGTTCTACGACGGAGACCCCGATGAGATCCCGGCATTCAACTTGCCGTGCATCGTGGTTGACCAGACCAACGACAACACTGCTCGTGCTACGTGGGGTGAGGACGACATCACTGACAGCATCATCATCAAGGTGATCTTCAACAAGGCCGACGACTGGACTGCCGACGTAAATCCAAATGACCTGACATCGAGGAAGATTCGCCAGATCATCGCAGCGCGTGATCCCAAGACCGGGCGCTACATGCCAAACACGGTCAAACATGCGATCCGATACTTCGCTACCAAGGGGCTGACAGCCGTAGCGAGTGACATGGAAATCGAGTACGGCATGGTCCCGCGTGTGAACGGCGACAAGGGGATCATTACTCAGGAAGGTTGGGTGAAATTCTCGGTCCAGTATGTCGCGGAAGTCGTTGAGGCGCAATAGCTATTCTCTTAAATGGCCGAATGCAATATATTACGGGCATGGGAAAGTCTATAGAGAAAAACAAGAGTGTTCCTGAGGAACCTCGCGAAGAGTCAACAGATAAACAGACGTTCTTCCTGCCGTTCGAGCGCAAGGTCATCGAGGCCGAAACACTTGAGGAGGTAGTGGAACTGACGAAGAAAGAAGAGGACGGTGATGCCAACTGAACCATACATAGGAAGGCGTGAAGCGATTGGCTTCGGCGTAGGATCAGATCCAGCAGTGACGGTCGCGCCGCAAGCGTGGATTCACTGGTTGGACCAGGACATACAGTCAAAAACCGAGACGATCGAGAACGAAAGCGCCCTGGGCGTTGTCGAGAAGATCAACGACAGCGCAGTTGTCGGCAAGTGGGTCGAAGGAACGATCGGCGGCAAGGTTACCGAGGTTGGCGTTGGGTTTCCATTACTAGGGATCTTCGGATCTGTCACGACCGGAACGGCAGTCACTGGGATCTATCCGCACACGTTCAACGTCAATCAGTCGAGTATCCCACCCGCAATAACTCTCGCGAAGGTCACTCCGATCCAATCGAAGCGGCACAGCTACGTAACCTTCGATACGTTCGAGCTGACGGCTGAGGAAAAGGGCTGGGTACAGGTCAGCTCTGCAGTTAAGGCTCGAATCGGTGAGACATCAACTGAGGTAGTCGCGCTCACAACTGAGAAAGAGTTTACGAGCAAGAACATCGTGCTCAAGACAGCATCTTCAAGTGCTGGCCTGGCTGCTGCGCCGGCCATTGCTGCCAAGAGTCTGAAACTCAACATCGAGCGACCATCGGAGATGACGTTGCTGCTAGGTGGTGACGATAACCCTGTGTTTGATCGTGGTGTCTTCGAAGCCAAGGGGGAGTTCGTGATTCGCTACCTCAGCACTGACGTGGAAGACGACTATCTTTCGAACGCAATCAAGGCGATGAGCATCAAGATGACCAACGACGCAACAAGTCTGGAGTTTATCGCTACCAAGGTGCGCTTCCGTGAACTTGAGAAGTCGAGCGACCGCGACGAGATCGTGACGCAGACGGTGAGCTTCTACTGCGAGTTCGATACGACGGCAGGTAAAGCAATCCAAGCTGTGCTCAAGAACCCTCGCGCATCGTACGCAGCTGCGTAGATCTCTATTGACCAATGATATGCCCCTTGCTTAAATAGGGGCATATTTAATTGGAGAATTTATGGGACTAAATATTGTTGTTGATCGTAGGGTTGATCTTTCTGACTTTGGGCAAGGATGGGACGGTTGCTACCTTCTCGTTCGTGCTATGAACAGTGATCAGTTGAACGAATACCAAGAAAAGATTCTCGGCGTAGCGCAGGACGACACAGCGAGCACATTGATGGACGAGAAGCTCACTGAACTGATAATCGGTGGCAAGATCATGAATACTGACGAAGGGACCGGTAAAACGAAGGCATTGATGTTCGATGTGGAGGACATACCTGATGTAATTGCGGCGCTCGGTTTAACGTTCAAGCAGCGTGCCCTCATGGTGAGTGCTGGTACCTACGGTTTAAAAGGGGTGAACTAGACGATCTCCGAAGATCGTACGAAGACTTCATAGTGCGTGATCTGGCGCAAGATGTTCCGGCTGATGTGCAGCTATCTGTATTCAAGTTCAGGTACAGGGAGCGCTTCGGCTTGTCTGTAAGCCAGATGGCGTCAGAACCATGGGAAGCGATTTGGGAAGCGGACGTAATCTGGTCGTTGGATAGAAAACGCGAACAGTTAGAAGAACAGAGACGATTAAACAGCCGAAATTAGCGGCTGTTCTTTGTATGGTCGTATCATTGTCTGCGTGTTAGGTTAGAGATAGAAAGGCAGCGCCAATAACAGTAGCTGTCGGAGTTTTAATACCGCGTGGCAAACAAGATCAATATCGTCATATCTGCAGACGGAAAATCAGCTCGACACGAGTTCGACATGACTGGCAAGTCCGTTGATGGTTTAACGGACAGTACGGATAAAAACGCCAAATCCTCAAAGGCTATGGGGATGGCTGCTGCCGCTGCGAAGGTAGCTATCGTCGCTACTGGGGTGGCTGCGGTGGCCGCTGCGAAGTATGCCATTACAAGCGCGGCTGACTACGAGCAGTCGCTCAACATCTTCGCTTCGGTAGCCGGTGCAACTGCCGAACAGATGAAACTTGTTGCGGCACAGTCACGGGCGCTTGGTAAGGATATTTCTCTACCAGGAGTCAGTGCTGCCGATGCAGCCTTGGCGATGACGGAACTCGCGAAGGCCGGCTTGTCTGTCAACGATTCGATGGCTGCCTCCAAAGGTGTTCTGTCACTGGCTAAAGCTGGACAGATGGAGACTGCTCAGGCTGCTGAGATTGCTGGCAACGCCCTCATGGCGTTTGGACTCAAAGGTGAAGAAGCGAACCGTGTTGCGGATCTCCTCGCTGCCGCTGCCAATGCATCAAGTGCTGGGGTCCATGATTTAGGAATTTCTCTCAGCCAGGCGAGTGCGGTTGCGGCGATGACCAAGCGTCCGGTCGAGGATGTCGTGACTCAACTCAGTCTCATGGCGAACGCAGGCCTGAAGGGTTCTGACGCTGGTACATCCGTGAAATCAATGTTGATGGCGTTGATCTCGCCGTCGAGCACTGCGGCCGGTGCGATGAAAGAAATCGGGTTCAACGCCTACACCGCAGGCGGACAACTCAAATCGACACGCGAAATCATCCAGGACATGACCAAGGCACTCAACGGAAAGACTGATGCGCAGAAGAACAGCTTGATGGCGGACATCTTCGGTAGCGATGGCATCAGGGCTGCGTCGATTGTCATGAAGGATGGTGTCGAGGGGTACGACAAGATGCGGAAGGCAGTCACCAAACAAGGTGCCTCTGCGGATCTTGCTGCCGCCCAAAACGCAGGATTCAAGGGTGCCCTAGATGCACTGAAGAGTTCAGTCGAGACTGTGGGTATCGATCTCGGCATGAAGATGCTTCCCGCATTAACCGGCGCGGTTACCTACATCGGAAACAAGGTTGAACCGACCTTCAACAGTTTAGTTGGCACCTCCGAGCGGATCTGGAAAGTACTGAGTAAGGTCGGAACAGAAGTCGCAACATACTTGAGTCCGAAACTGTCCGCGCTCTGGTCGACAGTAAATACCAGTCTTATTCCATCGTTCGTAAAGTTCTGGGATGCAATACAACCGCTCCTCCCAGTCATCGGTACGGTACTCGTGGTCGCGTTCGGACTCCTTCTTGACAGCGTGAATCTAGTGGTAGCCGCCTTTTCTGGCGTCATCTCGTTCGTGGCTGGTCTGGTGACTGCATTCAATGATGGCAATCCGATCGTCGTAGGCTTAGCTCTCGCCTTTGGATCGCTGGCTCTTGCAATGGGATTCAACGCAGTCTTCGGTGCACTGACTGCCGGGTTCGCAACTCTGACAACCACCACTATTCCAGGTGCGGTCCTATCCATCACTGGACTGAAAACCCTTATTACTACGCCGATCATCATGCCTGCGATCGCTATCGCTGCTGCCCTTATTGCGATTCAGCAAGTCGCAAATGCGTATGACCAAATGAAATCGGCAATCGAAGAGAAAGATCGATCAATCCGCAACACTCTCGCCATTACGATGCAACAGATCGATCGCAATGCCCGAATCCAGGCCGATCATGTGACATCGCTTGAGGGGAAGGCGAAGTCGCAGGACCTTACGAACAAGATGATCCGTTTAGACCAGGCGGCGGGGTTAGCCCCTAACGGTGGACGCGCGATCGGTTCGGTATACGCACCTGGTGGTCGCACGCTCGTCGGTGAGCACGGTCCGGAATATGTTGACCTCCCTCAGGGATCGAAAGTCACGCAGGCCTACCGCACCAGAAATGAGCTGTCATCAGGTGGTGGCGCTCAAACAAGTCCCGCAGGTCACAGCGTTTATATCAAGGAAGTTCACAACCACAACGATGTGGATGTTGATCGCATGATCCGAAGCATTGGCTTCAAGTTGGCTACAGCATGAAAGTAACACTCAACAATTTCGCACTCAATGACGCGAGCAACTACACATACCTCGATTCGATTACAGGACTTGATATTCCACCGATTCGCACGTCGAGCGGAAACAGTAGTGGGCAATCAGGTGGATACATCGGCCCACAGCTCTACGGCATGAGGCCCATCACTCTTCCAGGACGAATTTTCAGCGCTGACAAAGTAGTCCACGAAACTCGACGCAAACAACTGCAGGCTGCTCTGAGCACTGGTGACGTGGAGATGCGAGTCACCACAGATGGCGGAAACTGTTACATCATCTACTGCAAGCTGATTGACTTCGACATGCCGATCTCGCGGATCGTGGATAAGTCTTCGTTCAACATCGAGCTGATGGCACCTGACGCGGTGATCTACGACGATTCAATCAGCGGATTAAACAAGACACCGTTGCACCGTTTCGTCTCTGGTGGCCTGACGTGGCCTCTGAGTTGGCCGTTGGTATGGGCACCAGGTTCCCAACCGACGATCATCAACAACACCGGCACGGTCGTCTTGTTCCCCGTGATCACTCTGACAGGTTCGATGAGCAGCCCGACAATCACCAACCAGACCACTGGTCAGTCCTTCACCATGCCGGGGTTCACGACAGGACCGACCGACGTTGTAGTGATCGATATGCGCGCTCACACCGTGCTGTTGAACGGTGAGAACGTACTCGGACTGACAGCGGAGAAGCCGGCAATCGCGTTGATAACTGGCAATAACCAGCTGTTCCTCCGTACGTCCAGCGGCTCGGACACCGTTGTTGGCGAGGTGAGTTGGAAGCCAGGGGTCATGGGGATTTAGCCGATGCTCTTGTCAAATAAGCGATACGAGATTGAGCTGTGGGATATGTCTGGTCACATGTTGGCCGACATCAGCCACATGGCACGGGACCGCGAGTTCACACTTGAACGCAATGAAGCTGAGACGCTTCAGTTTTCACTGGATCTAAACGAGTTCCAAGCATTTGCGCGTTCGATCAACACTCACCCGCGCAATCTCATTCAGGTCTATCAAACCGATGTGAAGGTCAAGCGCGACGGTCAGTACTTGTTCGGAACACAAATCGTCGATATGCCAGTCACTCTCGGCGAAGAGTCCAGCACCATCGCTGTGACCTGCAAGGGCTACCTCAACCTGTTTAAGGATCGGTACATCACGAAGAACTACGTAGCTACTGATGCCGCGATGATTGCCCGCGACATGATCACCTACGTCCAAAGCCTTCCGTACGGCAACGTCGGGGTGTTGATGCTGCCGTTTCCATACCTCACCAGCAAGTTCCGTGACCGCACCTACAGCCTGTCGAATGTGAAGACGAGCCTTCAAAACCTCACTGAACTGATCGATGGTCGCTTCGATTTCGCCTTCACCTGGGACAAGAAGTTTCAGACCTACGAGCGTCTGGGCGCTGTACGCGCTGATCTACCACTGACCTACGGGGGAGTGGGAAGCAACATCAAGTCTGTCGTCGTTCCCAGAAGTGGCACTAGCCTGTTTAACCGTGTGATCGGGCTGGGATCAGGATTCGGTGACGACCAGCTGAGAAGCACGAAAGACGATGTTCAAAGTCAGATGGCCTACTACCTCCGTGAGGACATCAAGCAATTCAACAGCGTGGAGATCCAGACGACCCTCGATCAGAACACGTCGGCTGCCCTCGCGCTCGAGAAAGACATCCTGGAGATACCTGAGGTCGTCGTCACGAGCGCAGTCTTCGAAGGGAAACCGTTCGTATCAATCGGAGACCGGTTCCCTCTTGCGATCCTCGGTCATCCGCTGCTCGATGACATTGCCGGCCAATACCAGGTAGAGCAACTCACTGTGAGACTCGATGAGAACGACTTCGAGCAGATCACCCTTAAGTTCGACAACTACAGGGAGCTGGCATGAGTCGCATAGATCGACTTCCAGAGAACATCCTGTACGAGAAGATCACTCGACTCGACGCCGATGTCACCGAGTTCAAGAATCGTCAGTTCGTGAGCGGTAAGTCAGGTGTACTCGGATACCTTAGTCAGACAACGAACACGTGGGACTACGCGCAGACCGTCAATTCCGGCAGTACGAGCCACACCATCCTTCTCGATTTTCTGCTGCTCTACACGGGCGACGGATCGCAGGATTACCCGATGATCAACCCGTTCATTGATGTGTTCTGCGGATCGCCAGTCGAAGCAAACCGACTTAGGCCCGGAAAGTCCACCTACGTCAACGGGGCGAACTCTGTCTACATGATGCGTTGGATGGCCAGAGACAAGGAATCGACGGGGAGGCCCTTGCTAACCGATCCACTCAAGCTTCAGTGGGTCACTGGGTTTGCCGTGACTGGAAGCGTTCCGTTCTACGTCAAGTTCTACGCGAGCGGAACGAGTGCTGGCACAACACAACTGACAGCGAGGATTTCGTAGATGAGCCGTCTGGACTCTCTTCCAGACGAACGACTGAGCGCGACCCTCGACAAGGTATCCGCTACTCTCCACGACTTGAAGACCTCGGCTCAGATTGCCGGAAGTGCTTCTCTTCAAGGGGTTCCATTCGATTCGGGTGCAGCATACGACTGGTCAGGCAAGCTCAACCAAGATCCACAAGCGCCGTCCGGATACGGGGCACTGTCGCTTGAAGTGACGCTGACTGCGGCGAACATGGACAACCTCTTCGGGCAGCTCTACGCATATCTCTATGTCGGAACTTCGACCAACTGGTACCGACCTAGTAACTACATCTACGATGTCGGGCTGTTCAACCCGGCAATCAAGCCGTGGCTTTGCAACGTGACGGATGGATCTGTGCCCGTTGCGAATCGCAAGCAGAAGCGGTGGTTGGTCTATCTCAACGGCGACACAACGAAGACCGTCTACCTGAAGTTCTACGGCAACGTCAGCGACAGTGCGTCGATCTCGATACAGGTGTTGTCATGACGCGAATCGATCGACTTCCTGAGGAGTATCTGTTCACCCGGATCATCGACCTCGACCGGGAGTTTCAAGAGTTGCGAACCAGCGTGCAGTGGCTCGGCAGTTCGAGCGTTCGGAGCTACCCGATCTTCACGACGTCAACCTATGACATCGTGGTCTCGTCGGTCGGAACGGGCAACCGGATCATCGAGTTGACCTTCACGCCAGCTGATCGCAAGACCGATCGTATGGGGATGGTCTACAGCATGGCTTACACGAAAGTAATCAGCAATGATTCGGTCGGTGAGTTCGTCGAGTGGTTAAAACCTGTAAACGGAATACAGAAGATTCGTCTATATCTAAACGGGAGCGATTTCAGTCCGACAGTGACTGCTTCCTACAAGTTCTATCTCACCGCAAATGGGGCTGGTTCATTTACTGCAAGCTTAGTATGATAAAGAAAGAAGGGTATTAAAGGCATGGCGAAACTACTAATCAATCCAGCGGCAGGAGGAAACTCAGACTACTACGGGACATTCATCAACACGACGAACTTCTTTACAGGGAATGTCTTCAAGGGATTAAACGTCACACAGACGGCATCAGCGAGTATGGCTGTGGTCGTCAACCCAGGCAGCGGACTGATCCGGGAGGGTACGTTCCCAGGTCAGATCGGCTACCACGTTGCGATAGATACCGTTGGGGGAGAAACAGTTACGATCGCAACGGCCAATGTGAGCAATCCTCGAATCGATGCGATCGTCGGCTACATTGATAAGTCAGTGACAGTGCCAAGTGGAACGAACAACACCAACATCTACAAACTCGCTGCGGTGGCTGGAACTCCAGGTGTATCACCTGTCGCGCCGACAGATGCGCAGATCAAGGCCGCTATCGGGGCAGCGAATCCTTACGATACCTATGCAACGGTGCTAGTTGGTACCAGCGTATCGCAAGTTGCCACTTCGAATATTACCGACCGGAGGAACACTGCGATCGGTGGGATTGCAGCGAGTATTCCGGATTATTCAATACCCGTCACGTCGCTCGCGTCTGCAAGAGACGTGCTATATAACTCGACCGATACTTCGACATTCAGCGTGGCGACTCCTGGTTCCTTTGTTACATTTGGTCCGAATTTGACTTTTACGACGCCGCGAGACAAGACTGAGGTAGAGATAAAAGTATTTCTTCCGAAGGTTACCGTTGGTGGCACATTGCAAGCCGACTGGCGTCTCTATGACAGCACTGGTTCAGTCGAAATCCTAAGTACGACATCTACTACAACAAACATCGGGTCGGGGGCTTGGTTTCCGAACGGAATACGTTTAGAGACGACCTATCAATATGCTGTTGCTGGAACGTACACAATTAATGTTCAGCAGAATGCCAGTGGGGTTAACAATCCGAGCTATCAGTCCAGGAAGTTGTATCAAGTTAAGTTGAATCGCTTCTACAGCTGATTATCCTAGGATTAGAGCTTGAATGAATGACCAAGAAAAGATTAACCGACTTGTCACCGATGTAGCTGTCATTAAGACAGTAATTAAGCATTCAGACGAACGGCACGCCGAGATGGTCGAGAACGACCGTCGGATTATTGAGCGCCTAGACAGCCTGGCGGTCGTCAAGACTGAGGACTTCACTGCGTATAAGAAACAAGTGGAGGATACGTATGTCCCGCGCACGGAGTTGGCAGGCCTGCTCAAAGCGTGGAGCATCGCAACCAATTGGATTACCAGGGTGCTCGTGCTCAGCCTGGTCGGCCTGGCTCTTTGGGGAGCAGTTCAGAGCCAGGACATGACGGAGATAATCAGGATAGATAGGAGGTGACATGGCTAGATTCTTAACGCCAGTTTCGGATCGGATCACGCAACAGTTCGGCGAGAACCCCGACTACTACAGGTCGCTTGGGCAACTGGGTCATACGGGCATTGATTACGGATGCTCTCTAGGAACTGCTGTACGGGCGACTGGCGACGGAAGAGTTAGTTTCGCAGGACCAGGAGCAAATCATGGTGGGTTCCTGTCAGTAGCCGGAAACGCGATTCTTCTCGACCACGGCGACATTTACAGCGCTTACTCACACCTGAGTCGGTTCGCAGTGAGCCAGGGTCAGCAAGTGAGTCAAGGACAGGTAATCGGATACTCGGGAAACACCGGCCAAGTCACAGGTCCTCACCTACATTTCGAATTCTGGGGTAAGCCGACGAACTGGCAGAACGGATGGTCTGGCCGTTTGAATCCAAACAACTATTTAAGTTCCGCAATAGCGGGAGGAGGTGAAGTTATGAACTATGACGATGGAGTAGCACTGTATCGAACTGGATTGCACCGCGAACCTGAAAATGATTCAGCAGCGCGAAGTATGGTGGGGATGACGCCGCGATCTGCCATGGATAACTTCCGAGGCAGTGAGGAGTGGTTGAATCAAAATCACAAGATCGTGTACTTCGATCAAGTCAACGCTCAGCTGCAGGAAGCGAACGCAAGAATCGCTCAACTAATTCAACGACCGGATGTCTCTCCAGAGCTGACTGCCCAACTGGAAAAACTTCGAGATGAGAATGAAATTGCGTTGGAGAAAAACAGTGAACTTGAAAAACGGAAGATGGAACTCGAAAGCGTGCAGCGCGCAGACAAAGAAGCAGGCGAATCGCTCCTACGCAGGCTTGGGCAGTTCGTCAGCAAATACATACCAGGATTGAAATAAGGAGGTGAACATGAACCATACATACGATCAACCAACATCAGCCCCAACATCGAAAGTAGCAGCAGCCGGAATCGGTGGATCTGTCGCAATCGTACTCATCTGGCTTGCCGGACAGTTCGGTGTCGAACTCAGTGCGGAGGTTGCATCTGCAATCACAGCGATCGTCGCGTTTGCGGCTGGATACTTCAAACGAAGCAGCACTAATTAGCTCTCAAAAGCATTTTGCGTCGCGCCTGACACGTGTTGTCAGGCGCTTTTGATATGTAAGTCCTGCGAGTTGCGCGGCGTCTCCTGCAAGCTCTGATACGCTCGGACTCACTGAATAAGTCTGTTGTTCAATTCCTAAGGGGGAACCAAAGTGGCTGAACGCATCATCAAGCAACTGATCGATGATCTCGATGGGAAGGATATTCAGGATGGCTTCGGTCAGAAGGTCGAATTCTCCTACCAGGGAACCGATTACACGATCGACCTGCGTGACTCGAATGTGGACAAGCTGGAGAAGGCACTCAAGCCTTACATCGAAGCTGCACAGAAGGTCGGCGTAGCCCGCAAGACCCGCAAGGGAAGCGGAACACCCAATGCCGCAAGTGGTTCCGGTCGTTCAAAGGAACAGCTTCAGGCGATTCGTGACTGGGCTGTGAAGAATGGCTTCGAGGTTGCACCCCGTGGGCGTATCAAGGCTGAAGTGATCGACGCCTTCGACGCAGCACACTAGCGTCTCTGCACCACTTCTCCGCCGCTATATGTGGTGGCATCAGACTCCCCTGGCTGAAATCTGGTTGGGGGAGTCTTTTTGTCTGCTCACCCCTGTTAATCCGTGGAGGATCGGCGGGGTAGGGGAGTGCTACTGGAGTTTGTCACCCCTGGAGAACGCCTTTCAGCGTGACGGGTAGGGGAGTGCCGGAGTGAGCGTGATTGTCGTGGGCACTCAGTATGGTGTGTGGATGCCAACTTATGGAGTCTGGAAGTCGAGTCGATACTTCATGATCACTGATCTCGATCCTGCGAAAGAGTCTGACTCGTTGTCCGAGCTTGAGTCATTTGCCCTGCAGCGCAACTGGTATGCACCAGCTCCGGCATTGATCGCCCGACGGAACGGTAGCGCCTGGGTTCCACTTGACTGGGTACGTAAGGATGGACGCGACCCGCTCACACCGGACCAGCCGATCAAGTACCAGGAAGTGCGCGAAGGTAAGCGAGCGTGGGCGAAACATCTTGGTAAGCGGCCTACTGATCTCACGCAGGCATAGCCAAGAAAGACCGAACCCCAGCAACGAAACTGTCTGCTGGGGTTCGGTCGTAGATCGACGTGATGGGGCGTCACCTGATGTCCGTGAAGTCTCTCAAGGTGTCTCGGATTCGGATGAAGTCGTGGTTCGCGAGTGAATCGACTTCACCAGTGATTGCCTGGATGCGTGCGCGAGTCGGAGAGTCGAGATAGTTGTTCGGATCAATCTCATCTCCCATCATGCGGCGCGCTTCGTGTGCGATTTCTCGACACTCGATCATGACGGACTCGGCGTGCATCTCCAGTCGTTCCGCTGCCTCGACCATGGCTTGCAGGTCATTGATTCGATCGGCGTCACCCACGGGTCTCCTCCTGAATCTTCCGGAGCTCTTGGAAGACCCGAACATCCTCCAGCCAGGCCGCCCTGTCTTTGTCGCGTTCAACGCGGTGCTCAAGTTCCTGTTTGAACCACTCGACGAGATCGACTTCGTTTGGGGAGGCAGTACCCGCTTCGATCTTCTCGCAGCACTCCTTGATTACATCCATGATCGGGCGTCCGCCCTCGTTGGTGAAGTTGACGAAGTAGGTCAAGATGGAGTCGTTGATCTGCTGCCATTCAGTGCGCTGTTCATCCATGATGATCATCCCATCCTCAAGGCTCGTAGTGGCTGAAGAACATTCGTGGTCGAAGCAGTTCTGAGTTCGTTCAAGTTGTAGGAGACCTGGAACAATCGCAGAAGTGATTCAGTGCCGTATTGCTCGATCGCTTGACGATGTTTCTCGGCTTCGAAGATCAGCTCTTCGCTGACTCGTGTGATCGTCTGTCCAAGTTTTCTCATCGCAAATGCCTGATCGATGAGGTTGTCGAGGATCTGGACGGGCGGAAGATCTGTCATCACTGCTCCAATCGGCAGGTCGGTCATGGTGAGTGCTGGACGGCTTGGCTGATGCGGAACTGAATGTGCTCCAGGTAGGCGTTCAGGCTGACTAGCATGATCATCGCGAGTGCGGGATTCTCTTCGCGTAGATCGTCTACAGCACTTGCCATCTCGTGCGCATCTTCGACCAGCTTCTCAATCGTGGTAACTGCTTCAGCTTGCAGCGTCATCTTTGATCTCCCGGTTCTGATCGTCGGGCACGTCGTATGTTGAAGTGCCAATGGGTTTGTGCGACTGCTGCGTTGGCATAGTTGGTCTACGACGCTGAACTTCCGCAGCATCGATGGACTCGATACTCCTTCCGTACTTCTGCTCCGAGATTTGGAAGGCGCGTTGGCCGTGCCCGTAGCCGATCGCTTCGGGATAGGTGTGCATCGTGAACGGCCTACTCGTGCCCTCTTTGGTGTTGATTCGGGCAAGGGCGTCGAACGCTTTCAGGTTGACGATCTGTTCTGCAGTGATCGTGCGGTCTGCGAAGTCACGTTGATGGATCTGTGCGCTCTTCGGGCTGGACTGGAAGATAATCTTCGAACGGGCATTCGCTGCAATCGCGTCTTGAGTTGAGGTCGGGAGGCGTTCAACGTACTGAGTTGCTAGGACTAGTCCGAGCTTCTTACGACGGGCGGTGGCAAGCATGTCCTCGAAGTCCGAGTTCAGTCTGCTGAAGTACTGGAACTCATCGATGAACATCAGGTTGAGCTTCTCAGGGGCTGATGCACTTGCAGCTCGCCACAGCGCCGACACGATGAAGCTGCCGATCAACGATGCGACCTGTTCCGATACTCCTGCGAAGTTCACGAACAACAGACGGTTGTTGTTGATCACGTCGAACGGATCGAACGACGACGTTTCTTGAGTAACCAAGTATCGCGACTCGGCAGGCGTCAAGATCTCCCAGAGTCGGTTTTCGAGCGCCTGACTGTCCTTCTCTCGTGTTTCCTTGCTCTTGCCGAGCCAGTCGGTGAGGAACTGCTTGATCGGGCGATCTTTCTGCTTGCCGGCCACATCGCGTGCCCATGCGAGTTCGACTGGGTTACGCGGGTTCGCCATGACCAGGACGTCTGCGAGGGTCGCGTTGGGGACGACTTCGAGTGCGGGAATGATGTGGCTGATCAGTTTTCGTGTGTAGACGCTCTTGTTGTCGGGGTAGATCGCTTCGAGCAAGGTAGTGAGCTGTCCTGCAACTAGACTCGGCGAACCGAGCTTGATGATGTTCAACCCCACCGGGAACTGGTTTCGAGTGAAGTCGATAACGATCACATCATCGAGTCGGTGTGCGGGAACCTGGTTGAGCCCTTTGTTGAGCAGGTTGCCCTCGTACTCGAACACGAAAGCCCCATAGCCCTTGTCGATCGTCTGTCTCAAGAGTCGTTCAGCAAGCGTTGTCTTACCGACTTCAGTTGCCCCACCGATGTACAGGTGAGTGAGCGCTTTCTCCCAGTCCAGTGCGATCGGGCGTTCTACTCCGGGCATCGTGCTGCGACCAAGCACCAGCCCACTTCGAGGAACCCCGTTTGTCGGTGGGCGGTGTTGTGTTGTCCCTCTGACCAACCCTGGAATGTCAGGCACACGAGAACCCATGGGCCAGGCGATGACTCCGCTCAGCTCCTTGGTCGAAAGTTCAGCAGTCATGATCAACGGGGTGCGGGCAAACTCAATTTGATCCGACAGCTTCACCGGATCGACAGGTTTCGTCTTGAAGTAAGCTGCACCCGATTCGCTGGTCAGCGCAGTCACGACATCGTTCACGAGACGCATCGCTCGCTTCTGGTTGGCGGCCTTTGCAGCGATACGCCCCGTTGCCAGGAACATTTGATCAGACTGCTTCGCCCGACGATCACCGATCTCTTCAGGACTAGCAATGGTCTTGCCCATCAAGGCCTGCCAGATGGTGGTGTTGGCACTTGAGACGTTCTCTGTCCCGTGAGCGATTCGTTTCGCGTTGGAGTGGCAGATCACCCACTGCAGTATCAGTTCGTCGCCGTCTTCCACAGCGTCTTGCATCGAACCGAGAAGCCGAGCGCTGTAATCAGATTCGCTCGCCAAGGCCAGAGTTCTTGCCCCGTTGTGCATCTTGATCGAGACGCCGTAGTCGTACTTGTAAGCAACCTTGTCGTCGTACTCCTGGTATCCGATGCCGTCTACCGAAGTTCGCAGCATCTTCATGAGGTACTGCCCTTTCCCCTTCGGAAAACGGATGATGTGCTGAATCCCGTTGGGGGAGACGACAACCTCGAAGACGATGGTCGGTGTGCCATCGAAGGCGTGAGAGCCGGGGAGAAGTGACGTGCCGATCGAGCGGAGAAACGCAGTGACACGTTCTTCCGGAAGCTCAGGCTGGAAGGTGAGGATGAACGAGTCACGCGAAGTGTCGTACGCGCGTTGATGTTTCGAGAAGAAGCCCATCAGGAATCGCCCCTCTCAAGGGGATCTGGTGGGTACAAGACTGGGAGTAGACGTTCGATCATTGTCTACTCCCAGCTTGACACACTCTTGATAATTCGTCACTTGACGAAAGTGACGGCTAGAGACGCAGGTAGAACTTTGCGGCTCGCCATGCGATGACCGAGACGGCGATCGCGATGACCACGGTGATGATCAGGGGAGCTGCTGCTTGGATGACCGGCACCGCGATCGAAAGAGCGATCGCGATGCCGATCATCGACGCGGCAACGGAGGGAAGGCGTTTGATCATGAGTCGTACCTCCTTCGAAAGTACTGGTCGATGATCTCTGCCTCATTGGCGTAGGTTGCGGCTCGCTCCTCGACCTTCTGGACGTACTCGTTGACTGCGCGTCTCTTCAGGCGCTTGTCGAAGAAGGCGAGGGCGAGGAGTACCAGCCAGATCGGGATTCCTAGGTGTACGAGGCACGGACGTTAGTTACGCGATGCCGGCGGTAAGCGGCAGGCGGTCGTCCTCCGCGTGTTGAATGCGGTCGGTGGTAATTATAGTGAACATTCCAGATTTCGACGGCAGTGCGCCGCTCGGCTTCGCTGGTGTACTCGCGGGAGTACAGCAGTTCTTCGGCGAGGATACGGTTGTAGCGTTCGACCTTCCCGTTATGTTTCGGGGTGTACGGCTTGATGCGGTAGTGCCGCGTTTCTCGCAGTGAAGATGTGAAATCTGCTGCCCTGTAGCATGATCCGTTGTCCGTGATCACGCGCTCGATACGGGTGATGCCGTGGGCGGCGAAGAAGAATCGGGCGTTGTTCATGAAATCGATGGCTGTTGCTGCGGTTTCGTTGTCGCGGGCCTCGGTGTACGCCAGGCGGGTGTTGCCGTCGATCGCGGAATGCAGGTAGGTGTAACCGACACGGGCCTGCTTGTTCTTCGTTTTCCGGCGTTGGGATCGTTTGGCCTTGTCGGAGCCGCGGCCGTGGGCACGCCACCCGCCGCCGTCCGGGATCTTCCCGACTTTCTTGACGTCGACGTGGACCATCTGACCAGGTCGCTTGGCGGCGATGACCTGGGGTTTTCGGTTGGTTTCGCCGTTCGGGTCGATGAACCGGCGACGGTGCAATCCCAGGTTCCGCAGGATTTTCGTGACTGTTCGACGAGCAATGACGATGCCGTCGGTACGCAGTTCGAACGTGATGCGCGAGGCCGACCATTTCCGGGTCCGGCGCATCGCTTCGATCTCGGCCACGACCTCCGTTGCTGTGGCAGTCGGGTGATGTTTCGGTGCGCTGGACCGGTCCTGAATTCCCAGGTCACCGTATTTGCGATACCGGTTGACCCACTTGGAGGCGCATTGGCGGGAGATACCCATTTCGGCGGCTACGTGGGCGATCGGACGACTCTGGCACCGCTCGATCAGGCGGCGTCTTCCTTCAACAGTAAGTGGGGCATTACGGTGTGTCACAGGGCTGGTCCTTTTTGGTCGAGAACGGTTGTGTCGCAACTCCCATTCTTACGCCGAGGACCAGCCCGTCCCCTTCAGTCCCGCGTCAGCAACGTCCATACCCACAACACCTAGGATGAACAGAAATGCAAGTGCGCTTAACAGCTCCATGATTTACCCTTCGGGGCTTCAGTATCTTCCGATGTTCATTCGGCGACTCTCGGTTGAGTGGATCTGAATCGAGAGTTACGCGGCAGATGCCACCTGAGACGTGAAGTAAAGTCGCCACACTTACGGGGACAGGCAGCGTCTCCTGTCCCCGTAAGTGGTCCTGCGACCTAATGGCGATATTTCATCGCGTTCGGAGTGCGGAGTACGTACTCATCAAGTGCGCGATTCATAGCGATCATGCTGCGTACGTACTCCATGCGATCGGCGTCTTGATCGAGCAGACGGCGATCGTGGACTGAGAGTGGCGCGGGTTGAACTGTGGTTTCGCGCCGACTATCAGGTTGAGACTTGTTGCGCTGGAAGGCCCACCAGAACATGCCAGCAAACCAGACTGCGATGACTGCCGCTGCAATGATCATTTCCATGGTCACTGCCCCATCATGCGTCGGCGCTGGCGCTCGGTGACGTTTGACGCGAATGCCGTCACGAAACCGTGAACAATGGCATTGCCAACCTCGTCATTGCCTACTCGTGCACGTCCGGCCTCGGAAATATTGAGAGCCCAGTGCAAGTTGTCCGTGCTGGCCATGTACTCGAAGGCGTTAGCTTCTTGTTCCAGTGCCACCCGAAGTGCGTACTGTTCCAACAGCCCGCTCGGTGATGTGGTGCTGACTTCGGTCGGTGTCCCGTTGTACTCACCGCGAGTAAGTTGCTTCTTCACTTGAATCTCCTTGTGGGAGTTGAGGCACCGCCACAAGTGGCGCGGTGCGAAGCGGTTGGAAGCGACGTTCAAACCGCCTGTATCGAACTGCGGTTGAAGGCGCTTCCTGTGTGGAGTTTTCAATCTGCGTCGATCCGTTGGCTTGCGATCTGGAATGAACGTAACAGCTGTGAAGTTCGTCGTCAACGAGAAAGTTCAGCATCGAACGGCAAATCTGACACGCGGCATATAGCTTGCGCCGACAAGTGACGTACGCTACGGGCATGACTGATCGCTCAGACGTTCCTCGGGATGCTGCAATGACTGCAAGCGCACGAACCAAGCGTCGGCGGACGCGGAACTTCATCCTTGACGCGCTTGGTGAGCAGAGGTGGGATGACCGCAAGATGTTTACCGTGATCAATGTGGCGAAGGCGGCAGGCATCAGCACTCCGACCTTCTATAGCTACTTCCACGGGCTTGACGAAGCTGTGAGGGCCTACTTGCTTCGCCTTATTGCTCCGAGTGAAGTGGTCCACGAAGAGCCGCCGCAGGAATTTCATGAATCCTGGCAAAGGTTGAGAGTGATGTCCGCGGACGCGATTTCACTACTGACAACGTCGGATGCTGCGCCTAGTGCATTTGATCAATCCATCGAAAGTCATCGCGTACCAGACGATTTGGAGTTTTCCGCACCCAATGTTCTCAGGGATCGGCTGTTCTACGCCATTCTGATCGGCTATCGGGTTAGTGTCGAACTAGATGTTCGGTTTCCGTTGGCGCGCGTAGACGTGACTGCCGGACTCTTCGTGAAAGAGGCAATCGATGTTGTAGAGCGATACCTGAATTCGGTTCTAGACAACGAAGATCAAGTAGCAATCAACTACCACGTATACGGCGCAATCTATGCCCGCCGCATCTTGAACTTTACTGACGAAGAGGATGGTTGGGCCACTGCTAGGAAGGCCGCTGATGCTCTCACTGAGTACCTGACCGCTAAGTACCCTACGCCTTCCATTCAATCTGAATCAGTTCAGGATCAAACCTCCACTTAGACTTGTACTTTGGGTACTTGTAACCCGACACGCGAGGGAGGGGGTGGACAGAGATCCGATCAATGAGTAGAAACAACAGTGAACGCTGCCATTCAAGTGTCTCGTTCTCCCACCGTTCACGGAGGTCGCCGCTTACGTCTGTCGTGTTGACTGCCTCGCTCACTAACTCGGCATCAATTTGCTTGGTGATGAGCGCTAAGTCGTTGTCTGCCTGCGTCTTTGCGCGTTCGAACTGCTCGCGTGTGAGAAGTTTGTTGACGTAGTAGTCATCCGTGATCTCGTTGATTGACGATTCTAAGGCTCGCTGTTGGTCGTTCAGTGTCTTCAACGTGTCTGCGCTCGTCTTGTGTTTGTGGAGTGTCGTAGCGAGCTCGGGTGAGTTGAGACGGAACATAATTGAGTCCACAACCAGGTCGATGATCGGCTCGACCATTCGCGAAACCTTCCCGCATCCGTGCTGGCGACCCGTTTGGTTGTCAGTCTTTCCACACGCGGCCGTGGTCTTGTACGACCCGTCTCTTTGCTGCTTGCTTTTGTGGAACATCTTCTCGCCACAGGCCCCGCAGATGAGGAACCCTTTCAATAGATGCTTGCGCGCCCGTCCGGGATGAGGTGACTTCCTTCGGCTGATGTCGATCGCAAGCTTGAGGTTCGCCCACTCGTCTGGGCTGAGGATTGCAGGTGACTGGGCGGGATACTCGACACCCTTGTGCAGCACGATCCCTGCATTGATCGGTCGGATCAAGACGTTGCGAACCTTGAGTGAGTTCCAGTCCTTGCCGTGGGTTGTTCGGATTCCTCGTTGATTCAAGCTGACTGCAATCGACCACCATGACCGCCCGACGACGAACCTCTCGTACATGTCACGGATGATGGCGGCCTCGCTCTCGCGGATAGCTTTGCGCTGAGGCTCGAAGCCGAAGGGGCGTTGCCCTCCGAGGTACTTGCCATCCTTGGCGGCTTGCAACTTGGCGGTCTGCTGGCGCTCGATCATGTGTTCGACTTCGTACCGGGCCGCCGCACCGATGATCCGGGCGTTGAAACGGCCTGAGGGTGTGGACAGGTCAATGTGGCCGGCAAGAACGGTGTGGGTCGTCACACGATGGATCTCGGATACGTCGACATATTCCTCGAGTTCGACGGGAGATCTCTGCAAGCGGTCCTGGTGGTATGCCAGAACCGTCCCGACAGCGCCTGTCCTCATCAGCTCCAGCAACTGTTTGTAGCCGGGCCTGGGCTTTCCGGAGTACGCGCTGATGTCGTTGTCTACGAGTACGTGCTGAACCGAGAGGCCGAGGCGATCGGCCATTACGCGGCAGTCTGATTGCTGGCGTTCGACTCCAGCGCTTTTGCCTGTTTTATCGCTACTGATTCGGCAGTAGATTGCCGCGAAGGTGTTGGGAGAGTTGGTAATTCGGTCTTGCAT